AATTTGGATATATCCAAACTTGTAGAAAAGATTTTAATAAATTTTAGCCTTCCAGCAATTCACTGGGTTGTTCGTAAATAATTACTTATTTAAGCCGCCATTGTCATTCGACGGGTACTTTCTTGAGCAAACGAAAATACTCTATGTCTTACAAATTCGTGGCTAACACCTCTATCGCAAACAAACTTAACAGTATATCTCTTTTCATGAAATTCTGTAGGTTCACAGATGTACTGTAAGTCACCTAACCAATTATTTTCTACTAATACTCTATAATTAGTAGTAATATAAACATCTTGATAAGCCTTTTGTTTTTCTTCCCAAGTTTTACAATGTGTTGGATAATCTCCGAAGATAACTTTAGAATATGGATTCCTTATATATTTATTCTCCATATTAACACAATCATAATCTTCCATACTATCCCCATAGTTTCTTGTTTTAAGATATACAGTACCATGTTCAAGCATAGCTCCATGACCGGACTTTATCATTCTTTCTACAAATTCTTTAGCAGATGTATCTGTGATTTTATCTTCGGATTTATAACAAGTTCTTCCGGCGATTTCTATTTGTCTGTATATAGAATTTAAAAGTTCCTCTTTTACCATACGTGGGCCTATTTCCATGTCAGCAGGAACAACAATTTCTTTCGGTTTTTGTTCTAAAATTTCAAACGAAGGTTTTACTAATTTCATCAGTTTTTAAATTTATCAATGACTTCTTGAATGGACAAATCTCCTAATACTCTTGCATATTCGTTTATCATTTCTAATCCATATTCTTTATTATAACCTTCGTCATGCCCTATGGTATTTGAAACCATTTGAATTGCAGTGGTTATTAATCTGATGTCCTCTATTGTAGCAGGAATCAGAGCATATGTTTCGTCTATCTTATCATTAAATATAAATCTAAAACTAGATATAATACATTGTTTTTTAATAAATGTAACATGTTTAAGATTACAGACACTATCACTTAGTGTCTGCATTGTTACTCCATCATAAAAACCCATTCCGATAAGAAACCCATTTCTATATACCTTATACAGAACGTCCTTACTGTACCTATTATTATACCATTCGTAAAATTGTTTATAATTTAACATATTAATGAATCCAATGGTCCCCTATTGATATATCTGCAGTTAACGGAGCTCTGGTACAAAATGGCTTTCCTCCGCTTTCCATGCATTGTACCAAGACTTTTGCCACTTCATCCGCAATTTCTTCTGGAGCTTCTAAATTTATTTCATCGTGAACTGGAACACAGTATTTAACTTTGAAAAGGAGATTATTTTCCTTTAGCCAATTAAATAACTTTATAGAAGCTAATTTAAAACATAAAGCACCAGCTCCTTGTATCGGGTAGTTAACCGATTGCTTCATAGAATCCATAAGTCTGCGTTTCAAGAAATCAGCTTCTTGAAACAGAGGGTCGTCTTCAATTTGATTTTGCAAAATATACTGTCCGTCGATGGTCCCCAAATCATCATTAATTCTATTCAAATTATCCCAATCGTAAATAAAGGCTTTGTGTCCGGTTATAGGACTTAATAATATATAACCATGTTTTACAACAAATTCTTTTTGCCTCTCTTGGTAAGCTTTCAGTCCAGAGAAACCATTCATATAGTTGTTTTCTATTTCTTGAGCTCTCTTTTTAGATATGCCGTAATTTCTTACTAAAGTACTTGCATTTCCTGCATAGTTAAAACAAAATTCATATCCTTTAGCCTCTTGTCTAAGTTCATGAAATCGTTTTTTAATTTCCTTAGTTGGCATATCTTGAGGAATAACATCCTTAAACACCATTTTAGCAGTCAATGCATGCATATCCTTTGAACCATTTATAAGTTCGTCTAACATAGCTTTATCATTAGCTATGGATGCCATTAGGAATGATTCTTGACCACTATAATCCACCGAAATCCACTTGTTGCCCTTCTCAGCAACAAAACAAGCTCTGGTAATTTCATCGTGAGGAAGGTTTTGCAAATTTGGGTCACTAGAACTTAACCTTCCGGTATCAGTTCCAAGTTGATAAAAACTAGCATGAATACGTCCAGTTGCTGGATTTATTAGATTCAAAAACTTTTCACCAAAGGCTTTAACTAACTGTCCTGCTTTTTTATATGTAACGTATGGTTCTACAATAGAGCACTTGTGTTTTTGAGGTTCTATTTGTTTGATATTTACAGACTTGGTTTTTTGTTTGGTTTTCTTGTCAATAACTGTACAATTTAACCCAAGCAACTCGAAAAGAGGAACTACTTGTTTACTACTGTCCCAGTTTATCTTACATTGATAATTGTTATTAAATCCAGAAAACAAATCTCCTTGAAGGTTCTGTTCTACATAATCAAACGGAACTCCGTATTTATATTCTACACCTTCATCCGTGATTATTCTCCTTACTCCAAACGCAGAAGCTGGAATATTCATAAGGTCTTTTGTTTCTCTTTTTAAATTGGTTTTCATAGTAGCTTGAACAAATGGCTTACCTTTATACGCAGGGTCTGGGTGTTCCATTTTGTGCTGCTCATAATAGTCTTCCACCCATTTGTTAATTTCAGATTCTGCAGTATGCATATCCTCTATATCTTTCTTCATCTTGATTTTCCATTTGTTAACATCAATTTTTGCACCACAATACTCTATGTAAGCAAGAACTGGAACAAAATGATTTTCGAAATCAATCGCACGAAGAAGGTCTTTCTTTTTCAGAGCAGCCATTTGTTTCTCCTTTATAGATGTTAAATACATAACATCATGGGCAGCATAAACTATGACATCCTCGGTGAGACCAGTATTAACAATCTTACCTCGAATACTCTTATCCAAGTCTAAATTTAGATATTGTCTAGCTGCTGACTGCAAAGACAAACTATGGAATTGAGCAGGATATCCTAAGAACAACAATTTCTCGGCAATCATTCCATCCCACACATTCACAGGAACAATCTTGTGACGATACAAAAACTTTAAGTCGAAAGATAAATTCCATCCAAGTAATGTTATTTTATCATTTTCAAATACTGGTCTAAAATGTTCTACATCTACTGTTGTAGTATCTACCACTATTTGGTCTTCCCCCAAACCAAATTGAATACATAATAAAGCTTTGGTATGGGGGTCCAACCCTTCAGTTTCTGAATCATATTCTATCCAATCATGTTCAAGTATCAACTTTAGAGCCGTTTCTTTATCCATGATTTGATAGGCTTCAGATTTAAAAAATCGCTGTTGCTCAGTTACAAGATAAATCATTGGTCTACATAGACTTCAATACAGCTCATATCAATATCTCCTTGAGTTCCAATTAAATCTGCTATACGTTCTTTTAAAAGTTTCGCTATATCAGATTCATCTTTGTCTAATTCTCCTGAATATTCGTAATAAAAGTCTCCTTTAACTTCTACGGAGAATTTAAATACTTTTTCATCAAAATTATATGGAGCTAAAGGGTCACCTTCAGCTCCCAATGGAATGTTCGACATTTTCTTGATTTATTTTATTCATAAATTCATTTATACGGTCTAAAGCTTCTACAACCCTTATTGTTACATCTCTCACATTACCTTGAGAAGACTCTGGTAAGTAAGATATCATGTTAGGAACCATTCTAAAATAACTAACCACAATAAGTAAATCCTTATATGCTTTTTTAATCGTGTCTTGGGTCATAATATACTAGTGTTGAAGCGTCTCTTAAAATTGTGGGAGAATCAATATTTAAGATAGCTAGTTCTTGTTTAAATTGTTCTACATCAAATTTAGAAGTAATAATGTGGTATCCATGTTGAGTTGGAAAGACCTCTTTTATTCTGCTTTCAGGGTCACTATTACCTCTACATTTTTTAATAACAGTTAAGATTTTAGATAAATTATCTCCCAATTCATCAACATCAACTAATCTGTATAAATCTTTTCCAGATAAAGCAGGAAGTTCTCCACATACATGGTCCCAAATTCTAGGAGCCTGATATGTATTTCCTTCCATTATGAGTTTAGCAAGAGCTTGTTGACATCCACAAGATACCTTAAAAAAGCTCCTTTTATTAATCCCTATATATGCTCTCGCATTGTTATTCAGACATAGCTCTATAATTTTGTCTTTCTTCAAAAGTAGATGTTCAGCACTCCTTATATAGTAAGCTTTTATAAGTCTTGCTCCGTTGTTTCCTCTTCCAGTGTTATTTCCATCTTTCTTACGTTGAATTATTTGCAAAAAATAGAAATCATCCGGACTTGAAAACTTCATAAAATCAATAACTTTATCAAAATTATCTACAGTCATTCTTTATAAATTTTTAGTTTTGGTTTCCAAGCTTCTCCTATATTTCCTTTATTACATCCAAGCCCTATCCATTTAATTGTTGGAAAATATTCAAATAAGTACACAAACACTTGAGCTGATACATTAGGAATTTCAAAATCATTTACATATAGCATGACATGAGAATTTTCTATATAATATCCTCGGATGGTGTGTAAATATGGGATTCCTTCTTGACTAAACCATTCTGCATGAGAAGCGTTCATGTGTTTAGAAGTTGGGAATTTAACCAACAAAGTATTATCGTCCAGATAAAGAGGCTTTCTAGTTTTGTGAAATTCTAACTCAGACATTTCTTACTCCTATTATATCAAGTACTTCGTCTGTAAAAGTCAATCCTCGACTATCTCCGAAGAGTTGACAAATAGTATCTCTTTCTTCTTCAGAGATTGATTCTGCTTTTTCAAAAGTTCCAATAATATCTTTAAAACTGAATTCATGAAATTCATTACTTCCGAAATAAAATTCGTTATCTTCAAGTTTCTCTTTGAGAGCTTCATCACAAGTTAAAAGAACTAACATAGCTCTTTGATATTCGCTTTCACTGATAATATCAAATCCATATGTGTAAAATTCATCAGCCCAGCAATTGTCCCATATTATAAGTCTATACATATTAATTTCTAGGAATTACGTCTAAATCAGTTAAATAAAATATAGATTCATCTAGATTTTTAGGTATAAAATAACCATTTACTTCTACATTCTCTCCCTTAAGAGTGTGAATCATAACTTCTCGGTCCGAATCATACTGCTTAAGAATTTCGATTAATTGTCCAATTAACATCATATCAATTTCTCTATATAGTTCCTTCCTTCCTCTACAAAAATCGGAATTTCGTTGTCAATACGCCAAGAGCTTCTAATAGCTATTCCTTCCGATATGGTGTCCTTGACACAACAACTTCCTCTTCTGTACTTAGTAGGATAATCATTCCAGTTGATTCCTTTTTCTTTAAAAAGCAATTCTTGGACTTGGTTAACATTCAACCCTTCTAATTGTTTGTGAGGAAAATATGCTTGACCAACAGAGTTAATACTATTTCTAGTAGCATCTTGTTGTCTCCATAAAATATAGTTAGTTACTTCCTCCTTCGGAATGTTGAAGCATCTGGAATCGAACATCGCTCCCATTTTAATAGAACGTCTATATGCTGTGGCTAATTCCTCATCTGTTAAACTTCCATTCCAAATGAATTCATTAACTTGTGCATGAAATTTTCTATTAAAGATAAGAGTTACCATAGACGCAGTTACGCTACAAATCTTTTGTACTTCATAGTTAAACCAGGAATCGGTGGTGAGTTTTTGATAGTCTATTAAAATTAAACTAATTTCATCAGATTGTGTATATCCTAAAACACACCCCTGAATGTTTTCACACAGATATTTCATAGTTTCCTGCATAGCTTTAGACATACATTCATCAAAGGGCTTAACAAAACCCTTCGTAAATGTATGAAATGCTTTTCCATCTAAGCGAATAATTACAGGAGTTCTTCTTATAAGTGATGTCTTAGAACGCGCTTCATAATAAAGCTTCATTCTATTTCCAAATTCGTCTTTCAAAACTTCTCCTTTCTTATATTAATATTTCCGTAGTATAGATTACCGCTAACTATATAATTGAAATCCTTTCCTTCTTTTATAAAAGTTACCCAATAATCTATGTCCCAACCATTAGTATCAATACTACTAATGTCAGTCCATCCAAGTTTTTCCAATACTTCCTTTACTGATGCGAATGAAACACAACCTGCATTAAACTCTTCTGGTTCAGATTCCATAATATGAAATAATTGGTCGGAGATGCCCCTTAGATTCTGTGTAATTATATCACCTCTGTTGACTATACTAGAATTATCCCAAACAAGAGTATCATTAAGATTATCATAAATTTCTCTGGTAGGATTTCCATTATTATCTTCAGGACTTAATTCGATTACGGTTTCATATAACAATTCACTGTCATAACAATCCTGTTTTCCATTTTTAACCTCCTCTATAGCTTCTTCTATTGTTTCAGCTTCCACTCCGTAATAAAATCTATGCCAAGAGTGGGATAAAACGTCTTCATATAAATTGAATATCGTAATTTAAAATTTCCCTTCGTTAGGTTGTAAACAAATTAAGCCTTCATCGCCTGCCACATATCTTCAGATACCCGTAGTCTCTTGGTAATAGAGAATCTTATGCCTCTGAGAATCCTTAAAGGGTCATCATCAAAGGTTATAATAGGAGGTAATGGAGTCCTAAGAAGTTTCTCCTTAATATCTTTAAGACCTCCAAAATAATCAATGATTTCTCCGGTATCAGGGTCTTTAGCCAAAGCATTGACAGTAAAATCTCTACGTGACAAATCATCATAGAGATTTCCTGGCTCAACTATTGGAGTTCTAGTACCTGGAATATATCCTATCTCCTTACGAGCCATTACAAAGTCAGCTACTCCTTGATACTTATAGCCCTCTGGGAATTTAGCTCGGATTGTATAACAGTCTGGAGTTACTAAGAAGATTTCAAATTTCTGTTCTTCTAAATAACTCTTTAGTGCTTGAAATACTAGTCTAGCAGGAGAGGGCTGAAATTCACGAGGATGAATACTACTATAGCACGCCTCAGTAGGTACAGCTACATAGTCTACATCCTTGTTGGTAAGACCGAGAAATTCATCTCGAATCTTACCTCCTACCTCATAAAACTTAAACATTTCCATTTTCAAAGAGTTCTCTAATATTGTAACAGTTCATATATGGAGTTCCATTTACAGTATTATCCCCACTTGTGAAAAAGTCTACAAAATCTTCCCACGCTCCATCGTCCTTTAAAATGAACTCAGCAAGAGGATACAGTGACATATCAAGTAACTGATTATAAAGATAGTAGTTACCTTCAGGAGCCCACTGAGTGAGATATTCTTCACAATGAAATATTACATACTGAATACAATAGTCTATCCAATCTTTACCCGCAACCTTACAATGATAATCATAAAGTACTGGATATCTCTCCGCCAAGAATATTAAAAAGTTCTTATCAGCTTTTCGCGAGAAGTCACAATAGTCAGTAAAAGACTCTCCAGCCTCTCCTTCCCATATTCCAATAAGACGTACTACATCTTTAGCCTTCAAATCCTCCCTATTGTAAAACTTGGTCTTTTCCATAGATTTCTCCACTGTACTCATTCCATTCATCATCATCTTCACATTCTTCTATAGTAAAGTTATAGTAGGTAGTTTCATCTACTCTACTCCATAATTCATCCCAGTCACTTTCTTCCATTTCGTCTGGGTCATAACCTTCTTCCTCAGCTAAATCCCACAAATCCATCTCTGATTCAGCAACTGCTCTGAATGTATTATCCATTCCACACTAATATGTGGAAACGTGAATTAGAAACCTTTTCATTATGCTTCGTCCTCAATATTAGTTTCACCCTTATCTAATTCCTTCCCTTCTTTATCGAGGAACTTAAAGCATTTTAATTTAAATGCTTCAGATTTCATATTTTCAATCTTAATAACTATTCCCTCATGGGGTACTTTATTGTCACAAGATGGAGAATTTCTTTCCATGTAGAATCGGGTATCATTAGCTAGTTTTTGCATAAAATTCTCATTCCAATGTTCCAATTCATTGAGGTCTGGATATAAATCCATAGCTATACCATAATACCATTCATCAACTGGAGTAAGACCTACTCTAGCACACCATTGTTGAACTTCCCTAGCACTAAATTCATGAACTACACCATCAACGTTAGTTACAGTCACACGATAAATTCTTACTTTGAAATGTTTTTCGTGTGTATACTTTTCATCACCTACTGGAGGCACGCAACCATAATCATAACCTTTCTGAATATAGCCACCATTAGGTAAGAAACCAACGATTTCATAATATACAGTCATGTCTTTAGACAAGCAAGGTTTAACTATTTTATCAGCCTCCGCCCAAACATCACACCCATAAAATCCAGGAGTAACATTCTTATTATAGAACTGATTCTTTATTACTGTTCTAGAAGCATACAAATAGTCATACTTATTGAACTCTTCCCCAGTAAGCCATTTAGCAATTTTCTGTTTCCAGTTCAGGTCTTGTTTACAAAGTACATAAGCTGATATACCAGAAGTTCCGTGAATTTTCTCAGTAATACTGATTAAATCATTTGGATGAATTACATTAGGACATTTCTTGATAAGAGTTGTGTCGTAATGAAATCTAAATTGATTTTCTATTAGTTTATCTAAGCCCTTTGGCTGTTTTCCTTTGCCGTTAGGGTTAGATGTTCCTTGAGTTCTAGTGTTTTTTGGAATATATTTCTTATTAACCCAGAAAGATTTTCCGTCATGCTCTACACTATCAAATTCTATTCCAACCTCTACTTTAGGTTCAATATTTACAACAGAAATAATCCAGTTTTGAAACACTGTAACGGGAAGAATGAAACCCTCCGACAATTCTCCTCGCAATCTAATAGCTTTTACACGACCGTTATCCTCAAACATTCCAGTTTGGGTTTGGTCTGAGTTCAACTCACCATGACGATATAAATTAGCGTAAGATAAGAATTTTGGATTAATACAGCAAGCAGTTGGAAAGTATACGTACAATCCAGGTTGAGAATCTATTCCAGTGATAATATTATAACCATCAATACAGCAACACTTTAGTTTGGTAACTTCTGGGTCAGAATGTTTGTGAAATTCTTTAATTTCTACTATCTTAGCAAGATAGTTTACATTTGCATTTTTACTTTTAATTAATTTCATTGCTCAAAATTTCGGCTAAACTAAAAAATGAAAAATCGTGAGGTGTAAGGGAAAGGTAAGTATGAGTAGCTTCAAATTCTTCTATACGAGCCTTTAGCTCATCTACAGTTAAATTTAAATATTCTGCTTCATTGTAAAGAGTATCTCTAGACCAGCATACAATTTCTTTCGTACCCTTAAATAAACACTCTATTGTACACTCTCCTTCGTAATGTTTAGAACGAATAACTAAAAGAGACCACCCTATAGGTTTGGCAAAAATACCGTTTTCTCTATCTAAGTACCTGTAACCTAGAGATAAGGCAGCGACAACTACATTATCAAGCATTGTACAATCTCCATTCTTTTGATAAGACAGCATCGGTGTAGAATTTAGTAACACGATAAGAGGCCATTGACCCCTCAACATTACAAATTATTTCTCCGTCCTGCACACGATAGAGTCTTGTTTTGCCATCTAATTCAAGACACACTGTTTCTCCGATTTCCATAAAGGAAAGAGCTTCTCCAAAATTAAAACTTTTCATAATCTAATTATTTTTTAGTGTTTAACAAATCAATTACTTCCTCTACATAAATAAGATTACCATAAATTTCGTCTATGGTGTCCGATTTATACTTTTCTAATGAGGAACGAACACTCTCGAACATTTCTGAAAACATTGCGTCGCTTTCACAAGAGTCGAGAGTGCTTTTCGCCAGAAGGGTAAATAACTCTGCCAGCGTAGAAGAAATTTCAATTCTTTGCTTACTGTACACGTTTTGTAGCTAAATATTCACACATAAAATTGGCAAATGTTTGTGCCAATGCTTCATCTTGTTCTGTATTGAAATAAAAATTAAAAACGTGGAATAATTCATGCCAAAAAGTATTTTCAATTTGACCTTCTTCCAAATCAACATCTCCTTGCTCAGTAGGAATTTGTTTAGCGATGACTATTTTCCTTCTAACATCATCATGGTATCCATAGTCACCCCTATCAATCTTATCAACAACTTCTACAGTATACCAAGTGTTAGCTATTTTGAACTTATCTGGAATTGTTGTATTATTCATCGTACAATGGTTTTAACGCTTTGTATAAAGGTTCGAGTTCGTCTTTGTAATAATCTAATTCCAAGCCAATAATATATTGTGTCGCAGTATATATATAAAATTATCGGGCTCTTCCATAAGATAATTCCACATACTCTCAATATCAGATTGTTCAAGTTCAGCAACATCCGAATCGAATGGGTTTACGTTAATATACATATTATTCGTAGTCTCTAATACACTTTAAAACTGGCTGTAGTGGAGTTCCTTCCTCCGAATAATAAAAGAATTTTACAGTAGCCATTTTCCCTATAAGATTATCTAGATTCTCACGATATTGCTGTTTTAATTCTCTGTTGCCCATAGGCTTAGCTTTAAATTCAATTCCCTTATCAGTTATGCAAGTAAAGCACATATCTTCATCTCTGAGACCTTCGGACAATCCAGTAATTTCAAATTCAGCATCTTGATATTCTTTAACCTTAATCATATCATTAGTTCTTTTTCCAAAGCCATAAGGTTTATCTGGATTTCTAACAACGATTCCTTCAAACCCTTCTGCTACATACTGGTCGTGGAGTTTTTTAATACTTGCCCATCCGGATACCTCTACTTGAGGAACCATTTGAAATTTAAGGTCTTTATCATCCCATTCTTTATTAGGCTCAAACCCTAATTCAAGGGCTTCTTGAATTTCATCCAACTTATACAATCTATCAGAAAAAGGCATATCCGGAATCATTATATCATAAATATAGTATTCGAGTACAGAGCAGTCCTTGCCTTCATCTTTTTCAGTTCTTGCAAGCCCACTTAGAGCTTGCAAACTATATCCATGACAATACAGTTCCCCGTCGAACACTATTTCCGGGTTGTTTTTTAAAAACTCTATAAGTTTAGGATGATTTCTTAAGTGAGAAGTAGAAAAATTATAATCTCCACCACCTCTACTCGCAGATTTAACCTCTCCGTCCTTCCAGTAAAAAGAACACCTAACCCCATCTATCTTTCGACTTCCATACCAAACCTTTATTTTGTCAAACACACTAGTTGCTACCTTATTAAAATCTTTGGCTAACATATGTTTCTTAAATCCGTTAGCATCAGTTGTGTGCTCTGGAAGAAAAGCATCGAGCTGAGTTTTAGTGTATTGGTCAATAGAGCCTTCAATTTCTTTATATCCCTTATCAAGATATTTTTTAACATGAGAGTTAAATTCTAATTCTGCCTGTTGAGCAATAGTTCTTTTTACTTTACCTTTAGTAATATAAATTTCTGGCTGCACGGTTATCTTACCGCCATATTGATACGTGTTTCTGCGAATAGTATAACATTTCTCAGCATCGTCCCATTCGCACGATACTTCTGTGACTCTAATTTTACCTTTACTGTCTTTTGTAATTAAAGTTTTATTCATTTAAATACGATAATCCTTAATTATTTCCCAAAGCTCATCTGGAGTTTCTATCAAGACTTTCTCGTCATTAATATATACTGGTAATCTTTCTTCAGTATATAAATTTTTACTTTCATATAACCACCAATTTATCCAATCAACACCATCTGGAGTAAATGTTGCGTTTAATAACATGTCACATACTTTCCCAAACGCCTCGAACAAAAAAGAATTGATAATATCTATTTTTAAATCATATAGAAGGTCGACATCGTTATTAAATTTTTCATGGACTTCTATGAAATCAATAAATTTCTCTTTTGTAATCATTTTCCTGTACTTCCAAATCCACCTTTACGAGTAGTTTCCTTTAGAGAATCTACTTCATTCCATTTACATACCTCAACTTTAGTAAATACTAATTGAGCTATGCGTTCTCCATCTTCAATATATACAGCTTCGTACCCGTTATTAATAAGAATAATGCCTACCTCATTAATATAATCAGCATCGATTGTTCCTGGAGTATTTAAAACAGTAATTCCTTTCTTGAGAGCCAATCCACTGCGAGGTCTTACTTGACATTCATATCTAAAAGACCCATCACCTTCAGGCATTTGCATAAATATTCCAGTCGGAATTAAAGCTCTAGCTCCTGGGTCCAGTCTAATCATTGTTACTTTATTGGCTTCAGACTTAAAGAGAACTTCGCAATCTCCAAAAGCTTTTATAGTATTCTCCGGAGTTATTTTACTAAAATCTGCTCTCACATCCATGCCTGCAGACAGACTTGTTTCATACTTAGGAAGATTGTTATTCGAAGTATTAATTACGTTTACTATCATGTAAATATTCAGTTAAGGATTTTATAATATTAGAATCTGCTTCAGTGTAAAAGGCTTTTACTAATTCATCTCCATCAAAGACTGCGGCAAATGGAGTTTTTCTTGCTCCACATGAAGATTTTAATTTATAAGCTTGCTTTTTTTCTTTGTAACTGCCTTCATCGTAAATTTCTACGAACACTCCATTTAAATCCGCTGCACAGAATTTTGCGAAATCGTGTTCATTATCGTATACAAACTTTACAGTAAGCATTATTCATTAATCTGAATGACTTCGTATATAGTTTTGTCTATGTTTATTGTATCAGAGGCTTTAATATCCCATATATCATATATGTCTGAATATGTGTCTTCCACATACGATTGGTAATCGAAATAGTCCCTTAAATCAGCCGGAATTCTCCATTTAGCCCCTTCTTCAGCGTCTTCTCTATATATTCTAATCTCTTCAAATACTTCATCCCTAGTCATTACTATAAATGTCATATCGTTATAGTAATATTTATCACCATAAACTTCAAGATTTTCGCAGAAATCAGGAATTTCTTCTTCTTCAAGTTCTAGATATGTAGCTAAAGCCTTTATTTTTTCGACATCAAAATCACACTGCTGAAGCGCATCTTCAATCATTTCGTAAATTTTTTCCATAATGTATTTTTTATTGTAATAAATGAACATCTTTTCTCGTTCTCGATAGTGCTACATATTGTAACTGTCGCCTTTCATCTTTATCTCTACATAAATTGATATTTCTCATATCAACAAACACTTCTCCAAATGAACTTCCTTGGGACTTGTGAGCTGAACAAGCATATCCATAATCGAAAGATTTTTTACGAATAAGTCTGTTATCTAAGTACAAATCCACTGGTGTAGTAAAACTACCTATAAGTTCATAGTATTCTCTCCACATCTTTGAAGCAAGTTGGAATCTTCCAGAAGATTTAAGATTAATTGCTCTCAATCTTATTTCTTCTATTAGAGACGCAAGAGCTTGTAGATAATCATTACTGATGTCCCTAGATAAAATTAATATAGGACAAGAACTTTTATATACAGAATCATACAAAGTTAGTTCATACCCAGGAAGAGTGAGAAATCCTGGAATACCAATATCAGTTTTTTTCGGAGGGTCTACAATTATATAGTCCATAGAGTTCCAAAACTTAACTCCGTTAAATTCTAAATTCTCATATCCGGTCAAAAACTCAAACTGATTGTATTCAACAGTCTTCGAATCTTCCCACATAACACGCCTCATACAATTGTTATAACTAGCTACCATGGCATTAGTATACGCAAGTATTTTGGTCGCTAATATATCTCCATTCCTCATTGCGCTTCTAAAACTTGGAATTGCGTGTTTAATAAAATTAATTGTGTCCCCGTATACAAACAAAGAGCCCTCCTCAGCCTCTCTAGTTTCAAATTTATTAACTAAATCTGTTCTCAGAGTAGTGAGCAAGGGCATCAGTGCGTTATTTTCGGATTGTCTGTATATCTTAGTAAGGGTAAATCTGTTCTCAACATTAAATACTTTCGAAGTCGTAAGTGAATTAACTGGACGTAATTGAGCTCTATCGCCAACAAATATAACTTTGCTGCGAAACTCCTTAACTTTTTCCAGTAATAAATCAAATAAATCATCATTTATCATAGATGATTCATCACATATAACAACCCCGTTGTGAGGTATATTTAAAACACTATTTTTAGTGACAAATTTTAAGTCATTAAAGTCGAGGTCTAATATTTCAAGATTGGGAGAAAGTGATAATAATTTATGTAGTGTGATAGCCTCATCGTCGGTAAATCGTTCAAGTACCAGTTTAGCCTTATGTGTAGGAGCACAAAGGCATCGTTGTATTCCCTCATTTCTCATATAGTCAATAAGAGTTCTCATTAAGAAGCTTTTTCCTGTACCTGCGGCTCCAATTAATGAAAAAACTTGGGAGTCTTTATTTTTGAGAAAAGCTTTCATCATTTCTAGTGCTTGAGACTGTTCTTCACCTAAAATAGTTTCCGGCTTATCGGTTCTTTGGTCTATTGTTTCGATTTTAAAATCTAGCATAGAGCTATTAAAATAATAGCTAAAACAACTATTCTTATTGGAACATAATATTTTTCTCTTCTCAGAGATTTTCTACAGTCATCTAATGTAATGGAGTCTATAAAAAGTTCATCAAAAGATTTTATAAAAACAGCTATTTGGGCAAATATAAGAACCCAAATAATTATAATTGCTATTGTAGTCATTTCCAGAATATATCTGTTATGTCCGTAAGTCCGTAAATAGGATTTCCGTTTTCATCTATTTCTCTACTCATTCGTACCTCATAAAATCTTTGATTAGTATTAGGATTGTTTAATGGACCCAATTCTTCTATATAAGGACCCAATTTGATATAATTAAAATTCTTTAGCTCAATAGCAGGTGACAACTCTTGCCTACCAGAATACCAAGCAATTCTAACATCAACCCAACTACCCTTATCCAACTCATTAGTATACATTGACCTAATAATTCCAGCTAGCCAGTTTACATATTCTGGACTGGAATCTCCACCCATAAATGCAACACAGGTAATACCTTTATTACTAAGCATCATGTCTACTAATGAATCTTCATCCAAATCTTCTCCAATATCCCCTGCCAAGTAAGAACTATGACAGCCCTTACAATGGCATGGACAATTAGATATATTTATACAAAGAGTAATTTCATCTGGAATTTCTCTAAGCGTTACTGCTGTATCAACATATTTAAGCATACTAATTAATTTTACAATCTACTTCAGAATACACTCTACGAGTTTGCTCTTCTTGTCTGCCTGCAGACCAATTCCTAATCTTAGTAAGATAACCTATAATTCTATCATACATGTCGATACGTTTGCTTCCACACTTAGGACATTCCGTTACAGGAACCTTAGTAATAAACCCACAATCTTGACATTCAGAATTAGGAACATTAAATGTAAAATAACTACATCCAACAGTAGCAGCATAGTTTAATAATAGACTTGCTTGATTTTTAGAGGGATGTTCAGACAAATTAATATGAGCTGCACTTCCTCCATCTAACCAATCTCCAACATATTCATTACCGTGAAGTTTAATTTTCTCCAAAATAGAACTATTAGATTCTGGAAGAAATACATAAGAAGTATAAAGATTTCTATTTTCAGGAACCCAATCATTCTGTTACACTCTCCTCCGTTGTACAAGGAGATGATTCATTTAAATATTTGTTTAAGTCTATTATCCCTGCGTGGACTTTTCTATGACAATTAGCACATAGACAAACACATTTTTTGATTTCTTTTAATAAATTTTCTTTGCCTTTACTACGATTTTTGCCAATAGTAAAATCTTTTTCTGCAGGGTTTTTGTGGTGAAAGTCTAAACATACAGGTTCATTTTCTCCACAAATAATACATTTAGTTTTTAAGGAATGTATCCATTCAGTTTGCTCCTTCTGTCTTTTAGAGGATTCTTCTCTATGTTTAGAAGGGTTAGCATCCCTGAGTTCCTTACGTCTAGCATTACGACAATCTCTACATTGATTTCTCCCGGTTTCAAACCGTTCAAGCGGTAATTCCTTACCACATTTGCTACATACTTTAGTATCCATTATATACAAATTTAAAATTTAAACTGGTACAATGATACAAAATTTCTGTGCCGGGACAAAAATATAGGTACAAATATTTAAATAAACGGGCTATCATTTCTGTAGCCTCTCTATGTCACCATAGAGTTCAGACTATTACATACTTTTAACTAATATATTCACATATGTTACTTAAAAGCCCTTTTTGTTTAGTCGTTCAGGCTGCACGGAATTTTCCTGCTTGCCCCTCGTTGTCTTAACCTAATTTCAGATTAGTTAAGTAGTTCCGAGTCAATTAAAAAAGGTTTTAGATGGACGTTGGTTCTAATCCATCAGCTTTATCCCAATTATAATTCTTGACAGCAAGGGATTCTGCAGGAACAAGCTCAGTATTGAACATTTCCTTCTTAGTATTGTGAAGTTGATTTTGTTCTTTGATAGTACCGAAAATGAAGTTACAGAACTCTTTATATTCCTCATTGTCATTACATTTAATGCCTAAGAACATTGCAGCTTCATTCAATCCATTTAAACCAATGGTTAGATACTGGTTATTAAGATTAATAAATCCAGACTCATAAACAGGAAGTAAGTGAGCATTATATAAATCCCATAATAACTCATTATAAGCTACATGATATTTATATACTCTATCGAGAATATCTCTTAAATATTTACCAAACGAGTCTTTAAACCATTTCTCTTTATTAAGTCCCTTAACTTCTTTCAGGCACCAATCATCAGGATGAATAAATGACTTAGTCCAATTCTGGATAATTCTACTTAAATTAAGTGTGATTACTGACTTAGAACCAGTTTGTTCTCCAACTAAACCATTAGTAAATGTGAACTCATTAGATTGCAACTTATTCTTCAATCTACAACAGCTCGATAAGCTATCTACACTATCACTTATATAAGTAAAGAATGAATGTCCTTCTGCATATTCTTCTGCAACAAAATCTGCCCATTCCTTGTCTTGGAACTCTCCGTCTTTGTAAAGAAGAGATACAGTTTCTACCGGGAATGTTAACATACAACGAAGTCTTTCAGCATTGAACCACTTCATAAATTTCTTTTGCAGCCAATTAAGTGAATCCCATTTTGGAGTATCTCCGTCAGGAAACACAAAATGTCCATACATTCCTTCAAAATAAGGTTTGTCAAAGTAACTTACATTCCAGAAAGCTGATTGGAATCCTCTTGCAGCAGCAGGTTGGTTGATTGAATATACAATCTGTTGAAACTTCTGTTCAATCACCTTCTCAATGGTTCTACATTGATACCCTTCCCTTTCCGGATTGAACTCTCCTCCATATGTTTGTACTCCTTTATCAGCGTATTTGTAATAATTTTCACCCCACTCTTTACGAGCGAAATGGTCAAACATTACTAAGAAACTTGCAGTTGCTACAGCTCCAGCGAATTGAGAGGATACTGCAAATATCATGTTTACAAACATACCACAAAATGAATCGAGATTCTTTGGAGAAGCTGATAAGCCACCAATGTCTCTAATTCCTCCTTGTAAAAATGGATAACAAGATAATGCTACACAATAAGGAAATCCGAATGTAGAATTTTCATCATGTTTATAAATGATATGATTTTTTAAGTCTCTTTCATACTGCTTGTAATCAAAATCAGGATACAAAGCTCGAAGTTTTTCTCCAACTCTATATCTATTTAAATCAATGTTATTAGATTTATAAAGCTCGTTATTAAGGACAGCAATATTCTTATTTGCTACGTTAGAGTTGTCATCTACTTCAGACCCCTCTGCAGCATTAGATGCTTTCATAAAATTCTTAATGAATTCTTCTCTTTCTTTTACATTTTCACGAATACGAGCTCTATTCTCTCGATAAAGAATAAAGGCTTTAGCTACCTCTGGAAAATCGAAATCCATAAGGATTTCTTCAATCTGGTCTTGAATATCCTCTATGTTAATATCATCCCATATCTCAATTGAATCTACAATATCGTTGATAGTTTCAACAGATGTTTCATATCCACATGCGTTAAAGGCATTTAGGATTGCGTTTCTGATTTTTGAAGCATTAAATGCTTCTGTTGTTCCGTCTCTTTTTATTACGTTCATAGATATAAAAATTTGTTTATGTAATATCGAAAAGTTCTACAAAAATAGTAAAAAATTTCGACATTACAAAACAAATCAATCAATTGTTAGGATGTCTTTAAGTAGCAAAGTTTTCTCAACTTTGTTCATTATATCTTTTCCTCCATCATTACTGATTAACTGAGTAAAAGCATTATAAACCGTGAACATATTAACCGGCTTATCTTCTGGAATGAAATATTCCGACTTCTTATTTTCAAACATTAGTTTATAGGCATCAATTGGAGTACTTGTTGCCAGCTTTACCTTTCCATATCCAGTGTCATAGGATAAATTGATAGAATTACGAATCCACATACCAAGATTTCTCTCGATAAGTTCATCTGTTCTATCAAACTCAGTTTCATGTAGTTTCTTGAGCCATACTTTTATGTCATTTGTTTGCTCCATTAATTTAGTCACAGAACTAAAATTGATAAGCTTTTTTGGCTCCAACTCCCGAACGTTTAAAAACGAAGGACTGAATACACATAAATTGGTACATGCTCTATTCAATCCTCCTCTATAAATCTTAACTACTGGTTTACGAACATCAAGTCCATAAACTAGACCAACTACTTCATCGTGATTGTCAAACGAATATTCTTCTGGAAGAACAGCCTGAACCCAAACACGGTTATAAGTAATATCATCTGTATCTATTTCCCCTTCTTTGGTCTTAGTAATCTGGTCTGGTAATTTTACTTGGATTCTAAAATCATCAGTAAATTTAGACATTCTTTCAATAAAAGGTTCTACGTAAGCTCTAGTTTCAAGGAATTCATTATCCTTAATAATTGTAGCCTTTCCTTTATATAGTTCTGGGAGTGTAATTTCCACTATTCTACTATTAATTTTAAAGTCGTTTTATCATTTATCATCTTCACAAATTGGGAAAGAGTTTCAGAGAAATGTTTGCTTTCTACAACGTTTAACTCATCAAACAATATATCTGTGTCTATTACAAAAGAATGAGTAGATTTATCAAATCGAAGATATGCCGCATCAATTTGGTTAGAAGAATACACTTTTACAAACTCTTCATATTTGTTTTTAAGTAGAAATTTAGTAAAGTTATATTTTTCTTCTAAAATCTCCTGAATCATCCATAAAATTTCATCCTCAACATCATTATAATCAAAAGACCACGGATTGAAATCCCCGTTTATAGAATTTTCATCAATAAATCCCTCAACAGCATTGCATAGGATTTCGTAATCCTCAAATTTATCTTTATGATAAGCCTCTAATAAATTTATAAACAAATTATTCATACAAATCATGTTCACTAATACTTGTTCCAAAATAATCATGAAATCCGTAGTAACTGTGCTCCCAAACATCGAGATTTTCAAGAAATCCTGGTTGTCTTGCTAATTCAGGATGAATTTGTAACACTCCGTCTCTATAAGAGTCAAAATTGAAATCATGTTCAAATTCATAATTATCAACTTCTTCCATGAGAGTATCAAAATATTCATTTGAATAAGGAGAAGTATAAGAATGACTCTTTTCATTTTCAAGTTTGGCCTTCTCTGCAGATTCTTTTGACATATAAACTCCGAGAATGGATTCCCATTTATCTTCCCATTCTCCACCATATTCAGTTACTATATAACATTTTTTCATTGCAATACTATTTTACCATCAAGAATATTGTTATTTCCATCTAATATCGAAAAGTCACAAGCTGCCGGAGTATTTCCGAAATTTTTGTGAATCCATTCAGAACTTCCGAATAAAGAACCTACAGACTTATAAGTAAATCTTCTACCATAAGTAGTTGCAGATTGATGTAAATCTCCTTTTACAAAAACCACATCACCTGTAATTCTTTTAGTATCCAGATATTCATTGATAAAGTTTTCAGTTTTAACATCCAATGTTAGAGGTAAATTCTTAAACATATCTTTATTATCCTTACCGTGACAGAGAACAAATGTGGTTTCCCCAATTTTAAATTCTCCAATAAATTTGTCAAATATTGTACAATTTACTCCTTTATTGGATAGTATAGCCTCTAAAGCTACATTGGCGGCATATCCGAAATCTCCATCATGGTTAGACTCTCCCACACATACATAATTCAGTTTATTACAGTCGAGTTTGCTGAGTTCTGTGAAAAAATAATTCATAGAAGATATAAATGTATGAATTTGTTCTTTATTGCACATATTTTGAGGTAATGAATGTCCACCTCTAGTTGTTTGCCCATTATATCCGTCTAATGAATCCCCAAGATTGCAAACATAAATATTATCAAATCCTCTATAGATATCATTTAAATCACATACTCTATTAAGAATAATATTTATTCTTCTGATTACCTCATCTCTATCGTATGGATTACTATATATAGATAATGGCGATACATAGGCTCCGATATGCATATCTGAAAGATAAATAATAATATTCTTTTTGGAAGATGTTCCAGTCGGAGTAAATGTTTTTATACCAGTAAGGTCTAACCCCTCTAAATCTATCTTGATTCCCTCTTCAAGCTTTCTTTTCAGTTCGATATTTTCGAAAGCATATTTCTTTAATAAAGCTCTATCATTCTTGATGGATTGTTCCTCGATTCCTCTTACAAAGTCATTTTCTTTTTCCCTCATTTGCATAATCATAAGCTCTTCCTTGCTATTTTCTTCAATAACATGAGGAGCAAATGGAGCCACAGCCTTAGTAATACTAAATACTCTAAGGATTCTTTTAAAATCAATCAAAGAATATTCTGGAAAATATCGGCTTATTTCACGCTGGGTAATCGACATTCCATAATATGAATACATACGATAAATAGTATTCATCTCATCTCTTGTCAATCTTCCCGTAAGAGGTGCTTTATCCCTTATCAAGACTTTAAATTCATAATACTTAATTTTTCCTGATTCATCACGAATAAGGTTGATACTATTTCTATCATCATCAGCCTCTAATTCTACTTGAGAAAGATTTGACTCTTCTTCAAATTGAAACTCCGGAAGTTTATTCTTTTTGTTGGATATCTTTTCCCACAGTTCTTTTATTTCCTCGAATTTTTCTCTAGCTAACAGCCCATTTTTATAAGCCTGGCTAATATTATAATAAGTTGTATTAAGGTAATTCTTGCACAAGCTCATTTTTTTCTCATATGCTGTTTTAGAAATTCCAAGTGAGTTTAATTCGGTTAGATGCCCGATGAATTTTTTAATAGTTTCTTTTTTCATTTTTCAATGTTTTAAGTTAAGCTGTTACGCCTTTAAAGATATTTAAAAAATAAAGGAGCCTACCCATAATTACTTATAGATAGGCTCCTTTGAAGTGTATTGATTTCAGTAGATTATGCTTCAATACCAAAGCAAAGATATGTTCCTTGTTTTGCACTCTTGGCTGGAGTATATTCAACCTCAAATGCAATAGGTTCTCCCTCAATAATTTGTTTTGTGTACAGACACACAATTTTACCCTTAAAACCGTCTTCTGTATAAAGTTTCTTAGCTAATTCTTTAGCCTTAGCCTTAGTTTCATCGGTTTCAGTAATGATTTGACCAGTAGCTTTGTCAATTAACTGATAAGTAGTCTTATACTTTCTCTTACCCTTTTCGTTCTTAACGTCATTTACCTTATAGGGACGTTCACGAGTATCAGCTACACCTGTTTCGATAGTGATTGAGCAGCCTACACCCGGAGCATTTTTAGTGTGTTTTGCAAGATATTCAAGGCAGAACTCTTTAATGTCTTTATCAGTGATAGCACGACCTAAATCTTTCTTCCAAGATTTATATGCCTGAGTTGCATCACGTTGCACGAAGAAAGGTGCTTGTTCGATTGCTTCTTTTCTTGTAAATCCACATACTTCTACTTTCTTAAAATTCAATACTTGAGTTGTCATAATTCAAAAAATTTTTAAACATTGTTCTTATTAATCATCTTCTATTTTTATATCACAAAGATACTAATTTCTTTGGAGTTCACCAAGTGATAAAGGTGAAAGAAATCTTAATAAATATTTAATCTAAATTCCTGAATTCCTGAATTATCTATTTTTCCTTCCGAAGAAGTGATACAAAGGTACTACTTTTTCTTCATACTACAAAGCCTTAGTTGTTAAAAAGTGTAAATAAAAATTTTTACAAATTTTCAACTGCTTCGTTTTGCGGAAAACAAAATTTGTTCTTATACATCTGAAGCCAAGTAGTTTCGCTTTCTTCTGCGTGAGTGTCAACGATTTTTACATTATCTTTGCAATGTCCACATCTTTCCCAACGAAATATTCCAACATTCCATAGTAATTGAGTAAAACGCAGGTCTGGATGTTTTTCTATTAACTCTAATAGTTTATAGAGAATAGCTTTATTATATAAATATCTACTATTCATAGTTTAAAATGGCAAATATTCAGACAATATAGATTGAACTTGTTTAGCCATCTCTCCAGGAGTCTTTATGCCAAAAGTGGGAAATTCTGTACAGCCATATGCAAAATCATCACATATAATACTCAAACCTTTAATAAAATCATCCGGCAAAGGATTTTTTGCAGTAAGTTGCATCAAAACTTTATAGTGAGTAACGTCTGGTTTTTGCTGTTTAGCTTTCATCGTTAAATAGCAAACCAGTGAAATTACCGCAAATTTATGCTGAACATCAGTGTTTAGATACCCTAAACTAAAATATTTCCCATAAATGTCTTTTAATTCTGCATAACTAGGTCCATATGCTTCCATAAGGTAACTATCCGGCCACATGTTTATTTAATAATGCCACCATTCTTAATAATTTCTTAAATTCCTCAAATCCTCTAAGCAACTCTTTTTTTGATACTGGATAAATTCCTGCCCCGTAATCCGGAACAGTGGAAACCAATAACATATTTGCTTTCATGGTGAAATCATCTACGTTGTAATATTTTTTTATGACTAAACTTAGTAGATAAGAGTAAACTCCCATTTGGCGATAATAATGATACTTTTCAAACGACCCATGAAATTCCGGAATGATGTGTCCAGTAGTTTTCAAATCATTTAAGGTAACTAAGTTATCGTCTGGCTCAATCGTAAAATTATCCAGCTTTGCTTTAAATTTTATAATCGTAGAATATCCATCAGGAAATTGCATTTCGAAATCAATAAGGATTGCTTGCTCATTTAGAGAAATAGGTTTCTCTACAATGTATTCTGGATGTAAGAGACTTTGTATTTCTTTACAGTCCTTTACCGAATTTAAGCACGATTTTAATATCTCTCTATTCTTTGAATCAAGATATATAAGTCCCTTCGAATCTTTGTAATCATGTTCATACAACGCTCGATTTCGCCAATAATTTGTACATTTAGCAAGCAAATCATCTATCTTTTTGTCATCCATTTTGCCCTTATAATAATTAACTTTGTCTGATGCAGCTAATATTTCTTTTTTAGTAGGCATATTTCCATTTGACTTATATAAGACATCAGCCATTAGTCCTGCTTTAGCAGTAGGTCTATCGACCGTATCTACTAATAAAAAATCATTGGGCTGTAGAGTTAAACAATGGACCGCAGAACCAAGTAATAAAGAAGAGGATTCCTTCTTCGGGTTTTCTAGATAAAGCTCAAAACTCCCATCTTGTTCCGGATTAATATAAGATAGTCTAGAATTACTAATGTAATCTTTATATGTATCACTGAAATATACTTCATCAGGAATATCGAGAATTACTAATGTATCAAGTAGTGGAACTATCTTTATTTCACTTAATTTCAATTGAATTCTTTCATAAGACAATAAGCATCAATAATCTCATCCTTTGTAATAGAGAACACTTTAAACATGGGGAAATCAACGGTTCTTTCTGTATGATAAAGTAATGCAGGTAGTCCAGATTTCTGGCATTTCAATACGTTTCTTAAAGAATCATCAACAAATACATCAACTTTTCCTTTAATCATATCAGCTTTGTTGCCATGTTGATAAACCATTTGATAGATTGGAGCTTTAGGGAATCCATTTATATCTAGCCATTTCTGCGTCCAAGCCTTGTTATTGACTCGTTTAGTGCAGTATAATGTAGGAACAAAATCAGGAACATTAATAACTTTCAGATTTAACCAAAAATCTCTATCCTTACTAAGAATGCGTTGTACATTTTTAGTAATAATATGGTCTTCCAGCATTTGGGGATTATGTTTAGTATCAAAGTATTCACAATAAGCTCCCCAAAAATCAGCCAAACAATCATCAATATCTAACCCTATTCTAAAGTTTCTCATATCTAATTTTTTTATTCATTTTTATAAACTATCAATATCTTCAGGAATACCAACGATAACATCAAGATTAGATAGTTGTTCTACAAAATCTTCCCAGTCTGCAGAAACTTCTAAATCCCATAAACTCGTATATTCTTCAATTACTTTATCTTTGGCTGAAGAAAGTGAACGAGCCTGATATTTATCGACCCAAATTTCGCCACTACTGTTGCAAAAAGGAACTATATAAGTATTCATTTACTTTTTACTAACTCAACAAGTAATTACTTTGTGTAATTAAGTTCGTTACTAATTACTACACTTTCATTGTAAAAATTAAACCCTTTAGGAGTTCCAAAATTTTCAAATGCAAAAGTCACATTCTGGTCTCCTACATGAAGGGTTTCATCTCCTACACTGTGGTCATAGAATACTTCTACAACAATGCCGTAAATATTAGCATCCTTACCTTTATGGGCGAGGATAACATAATGACAAGTGTCGTTTTTGTATACCAACAAACAAGGATAAGGAAGGTCTTCTGCAGAATTAATAACAAGTTTAGGCTGACGCCGTACTCCACTTACAATCATAGATTTATTGTTTTAATAGGATTAAGATTAAATGAGCTTGGGGTTATCTGAACTTTATCTTTAGTAAGAATAATATTTTTACTAAGAGATTCAGCGGGATAAAGCCATGTTTTAATTTTTGACGTTTGTAGAGCATCAATAAAATGAGCTCCAAAAGCAACATTTTTAATATTGAGCCTCTCTATTTCATTTTCAAGATACTCAAATACTCCTTCCTGTACTCCTTGAGTACTTCTTCCGGAAGGCATAAGAGGTAAAAGAACATGATGAAGGATTTGGTCTCCGTACAATTTCCACTCATTTATAAAAGCATTCACAGAAGCTTTATCAGAAATTATATGGTGAATATTTACATTGGTATTCCCAAAACAAATAAGCTTATTGATAGCTTTAACCGCATACTTATATAGTTTCTTATTACCCATACTCACAGCAACTCCTCCAACATAATTTCTAGTATGTTCCAAGATTTGCTCAGATAGTTCTGAGTCTTTAGCAATAGAAATTCCATTGGTTGTATAATTGGGAACGACTCCGGTGTTGAATACCGTTTCTAAAAATTCACAGAACTCAGGATGAATAGTAGGTTCTCCAGTGGAACCAATAGCTATTTGAAACGGCTTTTCAGTGAGAGTAATTTTGACTTTATCATCATTTTTATATTCCTTAAATTCACTCATCCACTTTTCCCAAGTTTCACAAATATTCGGATAATTAATTCCATTACCTGAAGCACTCACATAACAAAAAGGACATTCAGCATTACATAAAGTATTTATCCCAACATCGTAAAATTCTGCCTTGTCTGGTTCCAATTCTTTAGCTACTCCTTCACCAAGTCTAATTGTTTTAAGATTAAACCAAATAGCATTGTAGTTGTTGCTGGGGAAACAGCGTCTTTTCACACCCCAATCTTTAAAATCTTTCATTTTTATAACTTATTTTTCTCATTATCAGGAAGTTTATCCCATTCATCCCAATCAATTAATTTAATAACTTTCTTAGTTTCGGGGTCTACTTTACAAGGGCAAGAGCACTCTTTAATATCTAGATTGTCTATCATCCAACTAATAGTAGCACATCTGCGATGGTCGATATCCACCCAAAGAAATGTTTCTAATTCTTCAATAGAATCAGGAAATCGTAGAGAGTATATTTCTTTAGTAAACAAATGTCTTTTGTTACAGGGAATATAAGACCTAGCTTCCTCATACATTTGGTCGAATGTCATAATATTAAGTTCTCCACCCATTCCAGATGAAGAATCATACTTTTCTTTTTCTTCCTCAGTGAGATTGTCCCATTCTTTCCAATCGCCTGTAAAGTAATTTTTGTCTCCTATTGTCTTAAGAAGTTCTGCAAGGGTTGTGACAGGCATCGATTGGCTCGCTACAACGAATAATTCCGAACTCGAATTTGTAATAAGGTCAGAAACTGATTGAGTTCTAATTACTAATCGCATCTTATTAATTCAAATGTATTTTTATCCAGTTTATTTTCTAATATAGCACGTACACCATCCTCAAAAAATTCCCAAGAATCAATACCATAGGGCAAAGATAAGTACACAGTATGGGATTCCATGTTGACTACTGGATACAAATCTGCATCATCTTCTGGGAAATAATTTTTTAATAAATCAAAAACAGTGTTCAGTGCGGACTGTTCGCCGCTAGTAATTTCTAGAAACACCTCTGAGGAACTGTTAGTAATAATATCAGATATAGATTGTATGTGCAACTTCATCAATGTCTATATTCACTTGCAAGAGAACAACTACGTGCCTCTTCGGTTACTTCACAAGCATCTACAAAATGGTCTTCGATGTCCACAACATAGAATCCTTCAACTTTATCAATGATTGGCATAATATATACATCAACAAATTCATTCCATTCTTCAACTGAAGAAGTCCAAGAATCGAAGGGTTCTATTCCAAGAAAATTACAAATTAAATCACCGTCGTACCACTTGCTACGAATAGTTTCTTCCGTAATAGCGTATATATCAACACATCCATTAGTAGGAAGACTTTCGAAATATTTTGCATCGTCTTCTCTCATAACAAAAGCTTCAGAAGAAGAATTGGTAATCAAGTCGGCAATACTTTGAATTCTAGTTATGAATTTCATTTTCTTCAATAACGTTAAATTTTTCTTTTATTTTATCAATAGTGTTCTGTGAATTTGTATATACAAATACACACTTTTTTAAGTCACTAAGAAGAGAATCAAATCCAAGAGAAAATCCCTCAGGCGTAGCCCATTGTTTTTTCTTACATTTTCTCTTATAGAGCTCCAGTTCTTCCTCAAAAGAAACAACTTTAATTCCAGGATATAGGTTTTCTGAGATTATAAATCTCGATGGTTTTATCACTAATTGTATCATCCGTTGTATTCCGCTTCTCCATAAAACATATGTCCTATTTGATTTAAAGCCTCGGCAGCTTTTATGTGTTTATCTAAAAGCATCTTTGGAGTTACTGTAAACAATTTTTCATCTTGTCTATAACAAAATTCTTCGTATGATTCAGAAGAAATTTTCTCCAATTTTTCCATGAGAGTTGTTTGAACTATGTTTTTATCGTCAAATGCTCCAAACTTTTGAATAGCTTCCACCAATTCACGACATTCCGAAGAGGAACAGTTAGAATAGATATAATTAAGATATTCGTCACGTGTATAATCACTACTATACGAAATATCGAAAAAGTCATCGAATGAAGCAGTAGGTGAAGAAATTCTCAGTACACTAGTAATAGCATTCTTCAAAATACTTAATGCGTCATTAGTAAGCCTTAAATATACTTCAGTGGAACTATTAGTAATTACATCAGATGTAGATTGAATAAATATTTTCATAAATTTTTAACCTAAGTGATATCGAGAAATATTGTCATAATCAAGGCTGCTGATAAATTCCATTAACCAGTATGGAATAGAATTATCGTCTGCAGACCAAATAAGTAGGTCTCCTTTTCTGCACTTGATTCTAGAATCAATCCTTTCATCTTCAGAAGCTATTTCAAATTCTAAAATCTCGTCTAAATCTAGATTTGCTGCTTTAGCTACATTTTGAATTAATTCAATAATTTCTTGATTTTTAGATTTTAAGTTTCTAGCAATAAATACTTCAGAAGAACTATTGGTTATTATGTCTGATGCTGACTGCATCATCAATTTTACTATCATCATTCAGTAGTGTTTCAAGATTCTTTATTTCATTTTCGTGATAACAGATTTCTGTTAATAAATCTTCAATTATACTTCTATGAGATTCAATCTGATTCTCTATTGTTTCTCGTTGTTCTTTTGTCATAATAATAAAAAAGGCAACTAATCACTTAGTCGCCTTTATTAGATTGTAAAAAAATTCTTTTGTCATAATAACATATTCTCCAATAGAACCCATATTAACCTCCTTATTTACTTGATAATTGTGGAAAATAACAAGAGGTCTATCCTTGCGAGGGCAATTAGGAATAATGTCTTGGTAAGAGGGTTTATTCTTAGTACACTTACATTGCACGTAGAACGGAAGAGTGTTTGGAATTGTTTCTGCTATATCAATTTTATCAGCATCTAGATTTTTTGACTCTGAGCGCGAAGATTTCAGTCCTTCAAATCCCAGTGCCGTCAATTCTTTAATAATCTTCAATTCGTAGTTATTACCCTTTCTCTTTGCATACGCTCCGGTATGCTTCTTCTTTGGTTTCTGTTCCTCTCCTTGTTTTTCTGCCATATTCGTTTACCGCATCCTGAATTAATTTAATTGTCTTATCTCTTCCATATTTCTTATGATAATCTGAAATATCCTTTGCTTCATATTTGCGAGGTATCCAAAAACAAGGAATGTCGAATTGTTTTCTAATTTTATTCATATTAGATAATCCGGCTAAATCATTGTCGTATAACACACAAATATAATCAAATGACCCTTTCAATTTCTCAAACAGAACGTCAGGAATAAATAAATTTTCAGAGTTTGGGGCAATAGCAGGTAGTCCACACGAGTACAAAGTCATTACGTCTTTAAGAGATTTGGTTATAACCAACACTTTTCCTTTTTTAGGGAGTTGGTCTAATCCTTGAATCATCTTTGCAGACCAATTAGAAAGGAATCTGTATGACTTGCGCTTAGGAAAATAAATTCTCCATAACTCCAGTCCGTCCTTTTTACCTTTATAGTAACCATAAATGGGACTTTGCTCGCTGGACGAAGCAAAATAATTTCCGTTTAAAAAAACAGATTTACAGGAGTAAACTCTAAATTTCTTTAGAATATCCTTTGTTATACCATAAGAAGCCCACCAACTGAGTTCTTTTTGAGAAAATTCCTGCATCTCAATTTGAATACTAGCTGGACCAGATTCTTCAAATTTCTTTGGATTTTCATTAATTTTCCCGGGATTTCTTTTAATGTGAGGATTTTTTATTAACCCAAAATCATTAGCTATAATTTTCATAGCCATATGATATGTGCAACTATACTTCCTCATTACAACACTTATAAAATTGCCATAAAAGTCACCTTTGAAATCCTTAAAGATAACGTCACCTGATTTGTTCACATAAAATGAACAAGTCGGGTGGTCGTCAGCTCGAAGTGGTGATTTGAATAACCCTTTTTTGACGGGAATACCCAAATAGTATTCCATATAAGTCTCTTGAGGGTATTTGGATAATAAATAGTCTTTTGTGATGGTTGGTTCAATTTGTATTTCCATGTATAAAAAGATAATTTATTGAACCACAAAGATACCAGTTATTAGCCTCAATTCCAACTAACTTTAGTACTTAATTATTAAGCACTATAAAACGAAATCTTACTTCAAAGAATTAAAATCGATTGCATCAGCTTCTGCGGTTTCATCAGAAGGGGTGTCGTTTGCAGTCTCTTTTTCTTTAGCAGCCATATCAGTAGGTTTCTTCTTAAGCATTTCTTCTTTTCTCTTTTCTTCAAAAGGAGAGAAGAACACTTTATCACCTATAAAGTTATCAGAGGGGAAGCACTCTCCTTGTTTGTTCAGAGCAACGAAATAAGGTAAGCACGGAACAAAGTTCCCATCCTTATCTACTTTACCAATTAATTTCAAATTAGTTTCAGTACCGATTTTTGGCTTTAAAATTTTAATAAGTGCATCGCACAGTTCATTAAAACTCTTAAAAGAAACACCTTTCATCTTGCCATATTCTGCAGGGGCAAGTACAGTACCAAGCTGGGCAATAAACGTCATGGTTCTCTCAAAGTTACATGGCATTTCTACCTCATGACCTTCTTTATTCTGACGAGTAGGTCTCTTCAAATCACTTTCTTTAGGGAAGAAAATGCTTTCTTCATAATAACCATCCTTGTTCTCAAAACGGACCTTTAGAATTTCGTAAACTGCATCAGGGTCTTTTTTACCTTGAATACGTTCTACCTTGATATCCTTAAAGGCAACTCTATGAATTTCATAGGGTTTAAGTCTAGGCATTGAAGAAGAAATTGCTTGTGTGTTCGAAAGGTTAAAATTCATTTCCATAATAGATATTTTTATTTTAATGTATAGTCAAATCCAGAAATCTTGTCATTGTCTGTATCATCTACTAACATATCTGCCAATTGTGTATCCAATGGAAGGTCATCAACTGGTTCATCTTCAATATCTATTTTTATCTCTTCTGTTTCTTTAGGGGTTGGGGCAGGCTTGTCTCCTTCTAATATAAATAATCCATCACTAGACGGATGTGGACTTAAGGTAAAAATAGTACCAAATTCCGCAAGCATTTCATTAGCCTTACCCCTACAACTAACTGTTAAGGATTGTGTAAGTTTGTTTCCTCCCTTAGTTCCGAAAGCCTCGTTAGAGCCAATTACCGGAGTGCGAGTTTTGCCTTTTCTTTCATATTTAATTTCTAGTCTATCTTCGGGAGCTACACCAAGAGCATCGGCTGCTTCTTGATTTAAACAATACTTATTATCCTCTAATATTAGAGCTGGACCGGTAACCCCCTCTATTTCAGTTACTGCGGTCTTTTTTCTAGACGTCTTTTGCTTCTTTTCGGCTGTCACAGCCTTATCCTCAACGATTTCCCTGGAAACAGGAGTATACTCACCTGTTTCTGGGTCGAAATCGAATACTAATAGCATTTTAATCCTCATCGCCGTTATATTCTTTAATACGTTTAATAACCATATCTAAATCATTGTCTATAAGCAGTTCATTAAATAATCCCATTGGCGACTTAGCTGTACAAGTTCCATCTGAGTTAGTTTTAAACTTATAGCAAGGTTTATTTTCTTCGTCCTTATCTATTACAGTGAAAAATACATAAGTAAACAAACCTTCTAGGGTAATTACACTATCCAGCATTTTACCCAAGGTTTTGATTTTATAATATGGATTAATTTTATCTCCCATGTTTTCGCTATGAGTAGATACAATAATATACAAATCATCACGGAGATTCATTGCATTTTTCATTACAGAATAAGCATGTTGAGCCATTTCTGTAAATTTTTCATACCCTTTCTCTTTAGCTCTGTCCATGGCTTCAAAAGCCATAAAATATTGGAAGTCATCAATAACAACGTATTTAATCCAAGGCATTTTCGCATTTATAAGTTTCAACATTGTTGCAACGTTGTCTACATTGGTAGTAGTATAGAAATTTCCCAATTCCTCTCTAGTTTTGCCTTGTGCATTTAATGTAGGATATTTTTTCTTAGCTCCAGGTATTCCAGGTCTTTTTCCAGTTGTTGTAATAATAAAAGTTTCTTCTGGATTTAAATTTCTAATGGAAGTAGTCTTTCCAGAACCAGACTCTCCACAAATACAAATCATTTCTGCCATTTTTATAACGTAATTGGAACTCTTATGGGTTTATCTTCTTTTACGTTATCTTTGGGTAATTGCGCAATCTCGCTATCTTCTTCAAGAAGATAGTTGGAAGTAAGATATTTATCATAATCGTATATTTCGTCAGCTCTAGGTAATTCTTTCCATAAGCCACACTTTCCATAGAAAGCAACACCAACTTCTACATCGGCCTCACCATATCTATTTTTTAATACAGTAATACTTCTAAATCTACTTCCTAAAGTACTTATATCATACCCTCTATGAGAATTTAATCTTTCCCTATGAGGATTAAAGATAGAAATAATGATTTCACTATCTTGAGCTGGAGAACCACTATCTTTTATATCTGATAGCTGCATGTTGTCCAATCCAGCTTTTTTTCTATCCATAGATGTAGACTCTCTATTAGCCTGCATAATGACTAAAGGACTTATCTTACACCTATTTCTTAGCGTTACTAAATAAGAAGAAACAGTATCCATTTCTTCTTTTAAATTTCTTCCTTCTGATTTGCGAACTAAACTTAAATGGTCGATAACTACAAGATGCACAAGATTCTCGTTATGCTTTTCATAAGTTATTCTTGTATCTGTTTCAATAAAATCACCTTCTTCTTCTAATTCTTTATAAAGAGTTGCATAAAGTACCTGGGCATTTAAAGCTTTGTCATGTACCGTAATAACATTTTCAACATCGCGTAACCATGGAATACAATCCTTTACTATCTGATAATTTTCGTCAGATAAGCGATAATTTCTCTCTTTAGAAAGTAATTCTTTAGTAGACAATTCTACTCCATAATGCTCAAAGATATACATACATAATAGCTTAGCAAACAATAATTCACTACTCATTTCTAAGCTAAAATACGTAACTTTAAAGTTTCCATCATGAAGATGCTCCATCAAAGGACGATATATGTAAGAATATAAAGCTAGCGATGTTTTACCGCTACCAGTTCCACTGAAAATCAATGTATAAGTATTTTGAGTAACTCCATCGATTATAGATTCCAGTTTAGGTAACCCCATTCTATATCCCCAATTCTTTCCATCTCTACCTAAAGTAATTTGATGAATAAGAGAATTAGTAATCATAAGGAACGAACTGCATTATAATTTATAAGGCTTCCATCTCCGTTCTTTAGTCTTTCTAATTCTTCCCATTTTCTACTAATAACAAACTCACATATATTAAAACAGATGTAGCTAGTGTTCTCGAGCGCCCATTTCAACAGTTCCATAATATGCCTATGCTTCTCTTCATTATAGGAGATGGCTTTACCATAAGCCCGAAACATGTCTTCAATAGAATTATATTTTTTACCTACATTTTTTAATGTGTAAGGTACTCCATTTATAATAGTATTGTCTGGATACGCTTGCCATAGTTCTTCTCCCATTTCGTAAGATGCGCGAAAATATGTTTTGAGAAATGCCTTATTAAATTCTACATCCTCGGCATAAAATTTTTCTCCTTTCTTAGGAATTTTATATGATTTGAGAATAACTCCTTTCTCTTGTAGACTAATCAACATCTCTCTAACATCTCCTCGCATTTCCGCAGGAATTGCTAAGAATCTAAAAATGTATTCGGGAAAATATTCCTCATTAGCAAGAAATAATAATTTGATTAAGAACCATTCGTTGGGGGAGATTTGATATTTCTCCATCAACGCTAGCTCATTGTCAATGGTTAAACTTAGTTTTTCCAAACAGTTAAAAATTAAATAAATAAATTATTAATCTCTAACTGCAATTACTTTAGTCTCCTTTCGGAGCGTTATCAATTACATACGGTTCTAAGAACTCTTCTTCTAATAAAAGTCTCCTTTTTTCCATTTCTGATATAGAAATTGTTTCACAGGTAAGTGCCTTAGCTTGTGAAGACATATTATTATATCTATCCATGAATTTATTAAGAATAATGAGTTCTAACATTCTCTCTGTCGTCATTATTAATGAATTAAGAGTACAAAGATACTAAAAATAATTCACATTTCCAAGTCATTACTAGATTTAGGTAAATTTAACTTGAAATTATTTGGTTGGACCAGTGAACGTTTTAAGAAACTCTATGAGTCCTTTTTCGCATTCACCTGCAGTGGGGTACACTATACGTCCATCAAAAGCTTGGTATCCACATTCTACACTCCAAGTCCATCCCCATAAACATGTACTTCCCTGGAGTTGAACTGCGTAACTCATAGAAATGTCATACTGCTTGGCAGCTTCCTCTAATGTCATAATTAAAATCTAAATATCATTTTACGAGGTTTGGATTTAACTTCTCTGAATTCCTCGTGTTTTAATACATGCATTAATTGCTCTTCATCTATGGTAAAATACTTTTTATCAGCGTTTGACTTCTGAAACCATTCTTCTTCAACGGTTCCTCTTAAAACAAGAGTAAAAATTTCAGCAACCTTGTTCGGGGAGAATCTAATAACTCTACCGATTCTTTGAGTTTTCTCAGTTTTAGAACTAGTGTTACTTAATATAATAGCAAGATTAAGACCTTGAACATCAACTCCTTCATTAAGAGCCTTAGAAGTATTAAGTACTCCAACCTTCATAGGAATAAAATCTTCTAAAGTCATAGCATTTTTTTTCTTTGTTTGTTTAGAATGAAGTACTCCACCATATTTTATTTTCTCTGCTACTTCAATAGTCGGAGAAAATGTTATTGCTTTACTGTCTCTCCGATAATCTAGAATTAGGTTCGCAATTTCAATTTTTTTAGGATGTGTATATATAAAGGATTTTCTCTTCTGCATGGTTCTCATAAAACCCATAGCATGTAAAGTAATTTCTTTTAATAACTGAGACTTAGTAACTTGGTCATTTCCCGTATATAATAAGTCTCTGTAGGCCATTCTTTTCCTAAAACCATCCTTCCCAACTAATTTCATGCATAAATCAAAATTATAATTGAAATATGCAAAGTGTTCATTAAATTCCTTGTTTAAGGTATTATACTCTGTAAGGTCCACGTCAAGATATACTTTATATTCTTTATATGGAGCTAACCATCCATTTTGAGTAGCTTCTTCAATCGAAATCCTATCTATGACTGGGCAATATTGTTCTATTGTAGTGTGTTTTTCATCCAATCTTTCCATAGTAGCAGTTAATCCTAAAATTAACTTATATTTAACCATTTCGAATACTTTATGGAATAAATCTGACGCCATTCTATGGATTTCATCAATCACTAATATATCACATTTCCATTCATGTTTTACTACAGTATTTATAATTACTACTTCTGCATTCATGAAAATTCCTGCACTCACCAGGGCTTTGACCCATTGGTCTTTAAGAGTTTCAGTAGGAACTACGACTAATACCCTAAAACCTGAGTATTTCTTTAGAACACTTTGGACACACTTGATAGCAGTAGTAGTTTTTCCAACTCCAGTCGCATATTCAAGTGTACCCCTACATTTATTATCAATCCACCTAATTCTTCCCAATTCTTGTCTCTCGTCACGAGTAGGCGGGGAGAATAAATCCATTCAGTTAATAATATAGAATAATCCTACATAATTATCTATTGGAATAGCACTAAGTTTATGAAGATTTAAATAAAGGTATGTAATAAAATTATAGAGTATATCCATGATATTCTGCAACTTTTTCGATTTGTCGCATTCTAGTCTCCCATTGGCTAATATGATATTTAACATCTGCTTCAAGAGCAAACAGAATTCTATTTCTCAACGTCAATAATTGCTCCGTTGTTAAATCAGAATATTTTTTACTCTTTAAATTAACCATAGAACGTAATGCACTGTACGACAAACCTTTGGGGTTAGCCTTCAAAGTCATGGATTGCTTAAGATTTAGACGTTCTTTCACAACTTCAATTCTGTCTCGAACTTGTCCAGTAACTTCATCCTTTTCCATCAAGTCTTTCATTTCTTGAGGGGAAAACCATACTCCTTGTTTAAGAATAAACGTAAGAGTAATGTGTTGCTTATTGAATTTACCGAGTGTGTCTAAACATCCATCTATTACTAAATCAATTGGAAGATTACTAAATTCTTCTGGAATTCCGTTTGTTACAAGAGATATAGGACATGTTCTCAACGCTTCTTTAGTGAGGGTTTCTCGATTTGCGTCAAGAATTCCATTAAGAGCAGAAAGGTATAAATATCTCGGATAAGGTTTTCTATCTTCAGAACCTTTCTCTAAGTAACGTAAATATAATTCCGCGTTACATCTTTCTCTTTGGTCTTTAATAATGTCCAATAGAACATATCTTCCCGGATGTGCTTGGTCTTTGTTTCTCAACATAGAAATACAATGGTTATAAAATTCTCTCAATTGCTCTTCTGAACAATCAATTAAACGATATTCCTCTTGTACTTTTTCTCCATTTACTTCAGATTTTGCACCTTTCCAAACAAATGCTTTAATGTTGTTATCTTTAGCATTTAATGCGTCTTCCAATTTTTCTCTAACTGTCATAACTTTTATAAACTTTTACTATTTTCTCAATTAATCATCATCTACTTGTTTTAAAAGTTATCTTTTGTGCTCTGTCTGGTTATAGATATGCACAAAACTCCTTCTCAGCGGGTTTTGCAACAAATTTTATAAATTGAATATTGGAATAATTATACGGAATAAAATTAGTCCCATCATACCACTTATCTATACCAGCTCTAATCTCTTTATACTCTAGATAGCCAATTTCTCCTAGACGTAGTTCTCGATGTTCCCAATTAGGGAACTGAACACACATAAGATACTCTTTACTTTCTAAATCTACAAATACATAAGTAATGTAATTATCAATATCACTACTCTTGGCTACAAGTTTCGCCAGTATCGTTATCATCCTCAATGACGTAGTCTCGAATCAAGTCATCTTCTTCAATATCGTCATCTTCTGTGAGGATACAATAATATTCAATCCATTCCTCCATAATAGAGTTATAGATTTCATCAGCAATTTCATGAAGTTCGTCTTCTGGTACTCCAGGATTTTCTTCCATCGCTGCATCAAGTGAATCGGACCAAGTAGGGATACTGTTAAAGCCCTCATAAGATTGGTACTCTTCTACAGCAGATTCATAGGCTTCTTTCTCTGCATCTTCAGCACTCTCACAAAGAGTGGTATATTGATAGCTTGCTCCACCAAAGCCACCTCCAAGTCCAGAGTATATGTTATACTCTTTTAATTTACTTCTATTAACTGTTTTACATTTTATTGCCATAGTACGTCCTCTTCTCTAACTTTAATGTTCAATTCCTTGCATTTATTATATTGGGCTTGAGTAATTTTATTTGCACAATATAGTATGTCATAATTCACTCTAATCCATCCAAGAGTTTCTAAGGTGTATGTATCAAATTTGAAATATAGATAAGCCATAGTGTCATGCTCCATCCAATCACAAGGATAAACTTTACCATCCCTATCAATCCATCCATTACCATTCCAAGACTTAAGTTTAGGGTCGATAAAAGTATTATTCCAATCGAGTTTCTCGAAAGAGTCAGATTCTATTTCTTCTAAAATAGTGAAAGCATCACTAAAGCACCTTCCACCAGAGAAATTATAAAGCTCTACAATTTCTCCATTACGATAGTCTTCTATATCTTCATCTGATACTTGCCTCCATCCTATAGTTTTATCTCCTTTGGGAGACACTTTTACAAACAAGCCTATATAATTGCAAGTGTTAAGTAATATAAATACGTCTTCATTTAAATAACCAATAAAGAAGTTTATTTTCTTTCCACGAATCATCCGCTTTAGCATCCCAAAGTTCAACAACGTACGGAATCATTACAAACACTCCTACAATCGGAATACATCCTGCTACGAATGTTAGTATTTTAAGAAAATTATTTACGTGAGCTTTTTTATACGCACCACCTGTATAGACATAGATATGGTTATCAAACACATATACCATGCCAACCAATATTAACAATTGAAGAATACTAAGTATTAATGCTATCATTTATCTTTATAGTTTATACACCCATATTTGGCAAAATCGCAGACCTTTTTCTCTATTCCAATAAAGCAAGGATATTTTGCGCACTCTTTACAAGTTCTTTCCGGATGTTTATATTTAACTCCGTCTTTGTCTTTATCGTTTTGAAACTTTTTTGCTGGCATGTTCTATTTTTGGTTTATAATTGTTACAATATGCTATTGCAGCATCTAAAGCTTCGTAATAATCAGAATATCCTCCAATAGGTCCACCTTCTTCTGTATGATTTCTAAGCCATTCTGCTCTGGTATTGTTGCCTATATAGACTCCGACACACCAAAACCATTTACCTCCAGACATTTGAGGTAGAACACAAGGTCTCAAACCTTTTTCAGCCAACTCATTTATATTGTTAATCATAATAAAGCCACGATAAAAATAGTCCCCAAGTAAAAGCAAGAAAAAAGGTAAGAGGAATCCCTAGTTGAAATGTTCCAATAATCATTGCTCCTACAAGAAGACATATATAGTACCTGATTTTGTTCATTTTATTAAAAGTATAGCTAATAATCCAGCACTAACAGTAAACCCTCCAATCGCCCAATTTTTCCACGCTTTTATTCTTTGGTCTTTCTTTTGAATTGTTTTATTGAGAGTAGTTATAGCCTGGTCTTGCATTTCTGCTTGCAACATGCATCTTTTAAGTTGAATAGACTTAATAGAATCGGCCCTTTCAAGATTCTTGTTTATAAGAGCAAGATTTTTGTTTTGGCAATCTAATAAATCTACTTCTTTTAAGAGCTTTTTATGTTCTAAAAATACAAGATTAGTATGTTTTAACTGTTGAGGGGTTATCACTACCAAAGAATCTTTCGTAACTTTCGGATAGATATTTTGTGAAAAACTCAATGTCGTCCCCAATAGGCTGATTAGTAATATTAATAAAATCTTCTTCATATTTTTCTTGATTTATAATAATCTCAAACTTCGTAGTGTCTATAACCGATTTAAGACTATCATTGGTTTTACTAATTAGACTAATATGATTTGTTAAAGAGTCGATGCTATGCACCAACTCTTTATAATCATTATTGGGAAGCTCTTGGTTCTTTCTATAAAACCTATCCATTAGAAACATGGTACTAGTAGTACATATTAATCCTACTAATAAGAACGCTGCCCAATATTCTTTTATCATAATTCGCCCTTTTCGTTTTGCAAGCAACTCCAAGCAACACAAATAGCAAGGTCCTTCAGAACTTCATCAGATGCAGTTACCAAATACTCATGCACTTTTTTCGCTTCTTCTGGAAGAGATTTGTAGATTTCTTTTACTTTCTGTTCGTCTTCCCAATTCATTTTATCAGCAGAATAGGTTGCTAAATACTTACCCGGATTTGCTTCGAAGAATTTACCTTCTTGATTCAAGATAGATTCTACCACTTCCTGATTGATAACACCTACAGTAGTAGAACGAATAATGTTGAAAGGATTTTCCATAGCCTTTCTCTCAGCTTCAGTCATTCCTATTCCACGTACATATTCGTCTCCCTCTCTACGTACAGCAATTCCTAAACGAAGTTGTTTTACTTCATCATTACCAGCATTATCATCAGTTTCGGAGATTGGCAAACTGATTGCACACATTGCATACTCACGTTTGTTACCTTTAAAATCAATAAAAGTACCTTCTTTAAAAACAATTTTTTTCATAATTAATTTTATTTATTTTTATAAAAATCAAGAATTGCATTTTCTTTACGTAACCATGAGGCTTGTTCACAAGCCATGTCAAGGATAGTTCTACTAATGGATTCCTCCTCCACTTGTTCCTTAACTAAAGAACCGGTTTCCGTGTCTTCAGACATGAACCATTGGAATGTAGCATAGTCACCTTCTTCAAAAACATGTTTTACGATGCTGTTGATTCGCATGGTAGTTTCAATCTCTCTATCCACCGTAGCTCTGAAAGGTTCTTCCCTATCCTTAATAGTTACATTAGTTGCTGGAATTTCTGGATACTCAAATTCGGCATCATTATAGGTCAAATACCAATAAATCCAATCATGATGCTTTTTTTCTTCTTCAGCTCTTCCTTCAAAATATTCTCCCAATTTAGTTAATCCTTGAGTGTCAAACCAATTGGCAAATGTTTTATACATATTATAATTACTCAATTCCGCTGCTAACTGAGTAACTAACATTTTAATAGTTTTTTCACTTAAAGGACACACTCTTCTACTCTTATCGATTATAAACTCGGTAACTTTCATAGAGGGAGTAGTATTGCCTTCATCTTTTTTTATTTCTTCCTGAATTACATTTTCTACTTTTTCGTTGTTCATCGCATAAAACAAAATTATTATTTTCTAAATAACTAATTGGAGCTGACACCCAAGTAACTGTTTTCATTATCGTAACAGTTTTATCCTTTCTAATTACTTTGCATTCTTTGTATTTCAGAGGTTTGGGAGAAGAATAGAATCGAGACCCTGCAGTCTCAACTCTATCCAGATATATTACATATAAATTTACCTCATAGATAAACTCATCTGCAACAGTCAACTCAACATCCCCAGAACGGTAGCTCGTTTCTCTTATACGTTTTGCCATTCCATGAATATGTTTCAAACATTACATTTTTGTACTGTTTAAGAATTCGTGGAATATCATATAAAGTACTAGAAATGGAAAGGGTTGTTTTTCCACCTTTAGTAAGAGGAATTATATGGAAAATCATTTTACTTACCAAAGGACAAGTATGTTTTGGTTGCGCTGCCCAACGAGTTGTGAATTTAGTTTTATCACGTCTTTTAGCTTGTTTCAATTTGGCTTTTTCGGACGGAGTTTTAGTCCAAATCGAAACATCACGAGGTTTTAGATTAGGAAGTCTAATTCCTTCAGCAACCATCATTGCATCGTTTGTTACGTCTACCGGCTCTCTTTCTACTTTTTGTTTCTTTACAATCTTCTTCATAATTTTTCACTGTACTTTAATAATTGATACTCCACCTTGATAGCCATTTGTAGCTATCATATATTTTTGTTCTTCATATGTAAATACATACACAGAACTCGCACCCTGAGAAAAAATACATTCACCAGGAATAATGTTCCTATTTTCAGCTGGAACTTTGCTGCAACCCATTACAAGAACTATTCCCAAAATGAGTCCTACAAATAAGAATTTTGTCACAATTCCATATAAAATAATTTGCAAAATAAACTATACTTAGTCATTCCCTCTCTTTCTTGTCTGCTTAAATCACCATAAGCGTTGCAAGCCACAAACACGTTCATTATCGGAATTATAGAAATAAGGGATGCAATTATAACTGGACCTAATGTTAGTCTGTCATCACATTCCCTTCCATACAGAATAGAAGCCCGTATAAAATCCATAAAAACAATTGTAGGAATCACATAGCCTACAATCACTATTATCCACAAAAATATCATACATGAATAGTTTTACATATTATACACTTATATATCCCTTTCTCAGAATCAAATAACGAATGTTTAGTTTGACATCCACATCTAGGACATACCATAAGTTTAGTCGAAATATAGACTTTCTTTGGTTTAGAGTTCTTCATATTTTTTGAATACTTGTTTAATACGTTTCGCTACTATTGAGTTGTATTTAGTATCGTAACACCTGTTCCAGTCTCCCTTATCGTACATCCATCTTATATGTTTACTGTTTATATAACAGACAGCTACGTGAGGATAACGACTAGAATAGTCTCCAGAGTTTAATATTTCCCCATTTTGTAACATAATTGCGTAATGACTTCCACAAAACATAATATCATTAAAGTCAGAACGTTTATTACGACTTCTGATATCGCGACGGATAGAGAGAGGTGAAACATCTCTTGTAGAATGGTCGTATATGATTAACTTATATTTTATTTTGCGGGCTTCTAATTCTCTAGCAATTAAACTAGCACAATAACAGCATCCCCCTGCATTTATATAATATGCACTATCAAGTTCTTCGCATAGTTTATTAATAGCCTTAACTATTTCATTTCGCATAATTTACTTATATCTTGATAAATCTTTTTAAACTCTTTCATATATTCAGCCATAGAAAGAGCTTTATCTCTATGTTTGACTGAAATTCTATACTGAACTATTTTTTTCATTGCAGTTTCAAGTTGCAATCCATAACCAGCTACTTTAAATTCTTGACGTTCCTCCCCACCTTTTGGTTTAATTGTGTGAAGCAGTTCTAAGTCAAAAAATAAACTACTATCAGAGATGGATTCAAGCTTGAAGTCTTCTTCCTGAATAATCACTTAATTTATTTTCTTTAAAGAAATTAGCAACAAATTTATCTTGTGATTCAGAAAGCTCTTTAACTTCATAAACAGAATTCAAGGTATATATAAGATTTCCTTCTATCTTTTTTATTAGAGAAGTGTGAAAATAATCCCAAAAACCCCTAGGTCCAATAACCTCGGCTATGCCTCCAACTCTGGCACTGATAAGTTTACCACAGGCTACATAACCGGGCTCAATCCCATTAGGATGCCCATCTCTATATCTTGTAGATTCTAGTTTAGTCAAAGTATCATTCTTTCCAATTAATTCTTCTACATTCATTTATTTCATATTAAAATGGATAAACTAAATCTTGTTTTGCCAACTGGTCATGCAACATTTGTCCAGTAAGCCTAGGCTCGAACGTTACATATTTATCCAAATATCGATTAAGCTCCCGAGCCAAACTAACACAGTCCAAAATACTACAAAAGTTTGGATTCTTTACAGCTCCAGTTATAGCTTTAATATCTAGACTGTTATTTGAATAATTGTACTTAAGTCTAACTTTAATGACTTCGTCAAAAAAGATTTTATATTTTAATACAAAATGCAATACCTGTCCATTTTTCGAATCTGGCAGAACAATAAATTTTTTAATTCTCTTTCTAGTCATAAATTAGTAAAAAAATAAGCCCAACCCACGTAATGGATTACATGGATTGGGCTACAAATAGTTTAAAGAAGTTACTTTTTGGAGTTATTCAGTTTATCGGCGATATCCATTACCATCCGTAAACCTACTGCATCCATTGCATTGTTTCCTCCACCGTTACCACTTAGCATAACGTCTGGAACCCATTTAACTTCAGATTTAGACAAAGCTTCAGCCACACCAACAGTTGTTTTATAGTTCCATTCGGCCTGTTCTTGAGGAGTCAAACCTGCTTGTACTTTAAGTCTATTAGCCTCTGCTTCTGCTCTACCTTCAGCAATAATCTTCTTAGCTTTCTCATTGGCTTCTTTAGCTTGTAATTCTGCCACCTCAAATGCTTGCTGTGCTTTAGTTACCTCAACTGCCTTAATCTTTTCTTGTTCCCACTTAGCAGATTCTGCAGCAGCCTTACCTTCTTCTGTAATTTGAATAGTACGCTGAACAGCTTCTAAAGCTTTAGCCTTCGCAGTTACAATACTCATATCAGCTTCTCTTTGTTTACTAATTTGAGCTTTAGTAGCATTTTCATAGTCAGTATCGGAAATAGCTAATTGGGAAACTTTTAATCCATAAAAAGCAAATGGAGATTCTTCTTGGCGCTTAATTCCATTGGGAGATAATGAATCGGGGATTGCTTCGGCAATCTTTGTAAGTTGTTCTTCTCCAGTTAACGGATTAATAGTTTTGATTGCCGTTACTTTAGTTTTATAAACACCGTGATTCAACTGGTCTGTAATAAGGGCAATCAAGTCAGTTCTCTTTTCGCTTACAGATTCCAAAGAAGACATCAAAGGACCGCATGACATAACAACCTTACTAAGAGTAGGCTTTACTAAATCACGAATAAGTTTTTCTTGACTACCGTAGTGGGTCTGAATTCGTTCTAGATACTTAGTTTCAAGAGGCATTTCAACTCGAACTGAGCCCATCACAAAGCCTTTACCTTTATCATTATAAGTAATAGTCATGGCAGGATTTTCCATCGAGGAATCTATATAAGGATTTCCTTCTTTGTCCTTTTTCAGTTCGTTGAACCATATCTGACTAGTTTTGTCATAAATAGAAACATTTCCAAACTTTTGCCATTGAAATCCACCATCAGTCCAATATTCATAAGTACCGGTAATAGGAATCTGATTTACACCAATTTTACTTTTGTCCATATCTTCCGCAATCATCGGAAAACAAGCAATTAACACTACAGCGAAAATGCCGATAATAACACCTAAAAGTTTAAATCTTTTCATTCTTTAAATATTTAAAAGCTAATAAAATTCTGATTAATTATAGTTCTTTGGGTCTGCAATCCAATAATAAAATGGAGTAAGACACCTTGACATAGTAATTTTTCGGTTTGTAAACCTTATCGCTCCAAACAAATGAAGGACTAACATTCCATAGTATATTGCTAATAGCAACATAACCACAATACAAATAATTCTAAATGCTATCATTTTTGTTATTTAAAGTTTTAGCAATCCATTCTCCAAACTCGTCCTGAATTTTAGCTGCCACATCCGGAGGAAGGTGCAAACCGCCTACTCCCGTTAAATGTCCCCAACCTCTAAGAAGAATAATTTTAAACCAATTTTCCTCTATTTTAATCCACACATATTCTTTTTCATATTTAAATTCATAAGGAAAAGGTATAGTAGAATTTCCATTAAGGATAGCTATTATAATTTCCCTAGACTCCTCAGATAGAGAAATAGAATCTAAATCTTTGTTCCAGGGCTGAATAAAATCAAAAGCCATACTCCCTTCAGAGGTAAATACTTTATAGTACCCAAAGTCTTCAAAGGGACCTTTGTATGCTTCTTTAAAATCCGTATTCTTCTTCATCATCTTCTAGTATTTTAGTTATGCCTTGCGTGATTGCGTGATGCAAAGCCTCCTCATAACCTCTAAAACTGAATGGAGAAAATAATTTTTCCCAACAAGGTTTTCCAGGTGTAGATTTCCTTTTGTTATAAATCCATGTTTCTGCTGTAAAGTATCCAGTACTCTTGCGAACTCCTACAGATGCTGTAATTCCCAGTTTTGTAAGCCGTGATTGACATTCCATAAGGTAATACTGTTCGTATGAACTTCCTGTTCAGGAATTCCTCTATTATCTAGAAACTCAAGAATTTGCGTAATTGATTTTGTGCTCATAAGTCTCAATTAATTTATCAAACGCTGCTACTCTAGCATTGTGTCCAGACTCGGTATCTGGTTCCCACCAATATGCTTTACTTTCTCTATTCTTAGGTGCGTTTAAAAATTTCCGATTAAATTCTGGAAATGTTGCGACAATGTCACGTTCATCGTATTTCACAATTCCTCTCTCAGTTCCAGCCATAGCATGTTCAAGACAAAAGCACATTCCCTACATTGTGTAATCTTTTTTTTTCAAATTTTACCATAATTGTAAATTATTTGTTTTAAGTGCCCCGTACTGGATTCAAACCAGTGACCCGCACATTAGAAGTGTGCTGCTCTATTCAACTGAGCTAACGGGGCAAGTGTAGTTAATTATAACGGGGTAACTACAATCCCTCCGACTACTATATTTCTCATCCTGTAGACTATCAGATGGTGTTTTCCTCACGAAGAACATCTAAACTCGGCATCCCAGCTTATATACCGCGTGAGCTGGCGGTTATACTCCTAACAGCACTCCTATGGAATTACCCAATGGTCTGTTCACTTAGACAACTTCTCTTCAAGTTTATTTAAGTGTTGAATTTCGACTTTCTAACACTCTAAGCGTCAGGGGCTCTGGTTTGAGTATTTTAATATAGCCCCTTGTTAAATATGTGAGGAGCAGCCGTTCTCCCCTTTGTCTGGTTTGGACACCTACTAGGTTTTTACTCTGCAGGATTTCGAGTGTTTATTCTTCCCTATCGGGATGAACCTACTGTCGCAGGGACCAGCTTCCCTAAACCCCGAACGGCTTTAGTTATTATTTTTCTTCCAAATCCTCCGGACCAACGTAATAAAGACTGCCAGTTACATCCGCAGGGATAAGTAAGACATCATTATCATCCAATCCAGACCAGCCCATATTGCAGTCCAAATATTCAACGATAATATCTTCATCACTATGTCCAACAACTTTAACTTCTCGACCTTCGTACAAGAATACTTTTCCAAGATTGTCCTCAGCAAAAGCATAGGATTCTATACCTTCGTATAAATCCTTCGGAACCATACAGGTTGAATCTGGACATTCATGTCCTTCAATTGATTGGCAAAAAATGCACTCATTCCAACGAGGATGTTCCATAAAATTTTGGATTTCTGGAAAACTAACCATTACGTATACCTTCATATTATCCTTTTTTAATTGAACCTGGTTTCTTATTTGCAGCTTGATAGTCTTTACTTTGTCTATCCCACCAATCCTGTCTAGCTTTAAGCCTTGCTAATTTCTTTTTGTACTTCATAACCTTATATTAACAATTTAACCATTTAAATTCATCCGCATCGAAATGCCGAGAAAAGCAAGCCTCAAATACAAGTTCCCCGAATTGAGTTGATACGTATTCAGCAATCTCTCTGGATTTACAAGCAAACATGCCGACAGGGGCATGGGCAGTGCCGACCCCATCGTCAGAAGCGAAGTAGCCAAGACCAGCAGCACCAAAACTAGCGTCGCCGCCAACGAGAGCAAATTTTTCTCCCTGATAGCTGAAGTATCTGACTATCTTAGAACCTTCAGGTACGGAATCTACACGATAGAATCTTACCCAGGGATACCAAACGTTTCCAGTCAAGAGCTTAAATTTATGTCCCTCATTCAGAGCTTCAAGGATTGTCTGAAGTTTAGCTAAAGCATTTATTGACCCGTTATAGGTAACGTCTCCCAGTTTTACGTAACCCAGACATCTTCTAGCGTCCTCGTAAGTTTTTACCCTATCCATGACATTATCAGGAATAATTTCTACCTTTTTAGTATCAGGATTGTAAACTGGTTTATAACCGTTAGGACATTCAATTTCAATTGTTTGTTTCATATCGATATTACTTAATTAATAATGCTTCTTTATAAATTTCCTTTATAACAGAAAAAATATTGTACTTTGTTTTATATCCTATATATAATGCATATATAATATGTACAATAGGACAAAACATTAATAGTAAAACAAGGATATTGGGCTCCATATTAGCTCTATACACAATATGTGCAGTTAATATGATTATTGATATCCATAACAAGAGTAACACGAAATACATAATATCAGATTTTTATTAAGTTGGGCTATCAGGATTCGAACCTGAACTACAACAGTCAAAGTGTTGTGTGCTAACCATTACACTATAGCCCAATTCACTAAATTAGTGTACTTTTCAGTACACACAAAATTCCATTTTCTAGTGCATCTTCTCTAGTGGGATAAACATTACAGTCACCAATATCGGTTAAGTCTAAGATTCCATTCGGATAGTATGAAATATAATAGGAAAATCCTTGTAATTCCAAATAATCCTCTCTATCTTCATTAAACTCAAACACTGGAGATACAGATATAAAAATAGATTTTGTATCTAACCACCTTAAAACCTCTGATTGCAGCGGGGCAGTGCAAAAGTTAGAGTACATAGCTTTGTTATTCATTCCAATCATAGAACCCTTTAAAGCCATAACTCCACCAGTATCAATATACCCCCACTCGCAATACTCGTTAAACCCTTTGGCTTTTAAAAGCCAAGCAGTTTCAAATCGAACGTACCATTTATCTAAGTCCATGTTCACTTATATATTCTTGACTGGCCCTAACAGCTAACTCGTCAGCTCTAGCATTATACTTATCCTCATAATGCCCTTTTACCCAGGCTATTTCAAGGTCTTCAATTAGCTTACGCTTACTTGCTACTACTTTATCCAGTTCAGTAAATAAATCTACATTTTTATTTCTTTTGTTTTTTAAGAATCCAATATGAGAGCCTCCAATGGCATACATAGAATCACTTATAATAACTACATTATCAATAGGAGAAACTATACACCGCAAAGCTAGAATAATTGCCTTCACTTCCATTCTGTTGTTGGTAGTATTTTTGTATGCTTTAGAAAACTCAGAAACTATTGTATCAACCCCATCCTCTTCTTTTACAAAAACTACTCCGACTCCGCCTTGTTTTCTTTCAAAACTAAATGCCCCATCGGTATAAATTCTAAGTCTTCTCATTTTCTTTTTCTACTCCTTGTAAAAGGATATATGCCTCTCTTCCAAGGAGGGCTGCAATTTTTAATAAATCATCTTCGTCGTCAATGATTACTATTTTGTCAAGAACATAAGAATTTAAATCCGTGAGAAGAACAGTTCTGCCATGTAATTCAACATACTTATTCTTCCAAAACTCTATTTGAGGTTTGTACTTACGTATACTCCATCTAATAGGAGCTAACTCTCTATCGGGGTCTATATCTCCAAAGCCATCAGATTTAAATTGTTGACACACTAATTCTAGTAAAAATCCGAAGTAATATGCTTTAACTACGTCTCCACCAATAAAAGTAAACCATTCCTCATCGTTAGCGTACATTTCATCCACTAACTTAACTTTATAATCATTAGATACATCTAGTGTCATAATAATTTTAATATATGTTTATTCCAGTAATGAGCGATATCAGCGAAAGATATTTTAAATACTTCCTCAAATTTACATATTGGAGTTATCTCAATCTTCAAGTCAATCATCCAACTCCAAACTGAAGCAACTTCATTTGGAGTTATAGGTTTCTCGCACAACCATGTATCATCGAGCAAATAATCGAAAAAGAGTTTATGTTTAGACTCAAAATCTTTAATTTTATTTTCCATATTTCTATTAAAGAGGAGAGCATCGGAATCGAACCGAACTCCTTTCAGAGCGAAGCGGATTAGCAATCCGTCCCTATCACCATCAAGGTTTACTCTCCAAACCATGTTATTTAAGCAATTCAGTTAACTTAGTCAGAATAGCTTGGTTTTGTTCAGCGACATTCATTAATGATTCTTCTTCAGCCAAGGCTGCTTCGGCTTCTTGATAGCTTTACCTCAGCCTGATTTTTAGCCTGAGAAATTACTTCATTTAAGCCATCAATAGTTTTTTCTAAACACTCCAAGAATGTTATTAGCCTTTAAAAGAAAGTTCTGAAGAAAGTCAGAGTTGCTGTTTTACTAAATATTGCCATAATCTTGAATTTAAAAAATTAATAATGTGTATCCGAGGAGGGAATTGAACCCTCAAGTGTCTTTCGACTCTAGAGCCTAAATCTAGCGCGTCTACCAATTCCGCCACCCGGACATAAAGAAACCGACGGACCTTTTCGTTTAGAGGTTATACGGGACGTCTAACTCCGCATAACATAATATTCAATGGAAGAATTTTGGGGATTCAGTCCGCCGGTGTATATTTTAGGTTGGACCTTAATAAGTCCTGATACTACAATAAATATGTAAATAAGCAATATACACATATCTATCTTCAACAATTTGAGGATACCTTTGCTGAAACTTATACACAGAATCAGAATTTCCGTTTACAAATTCAATATGGTATCTTGCAACTGAATTATGTACAAAGGTACTATTTTTTTTTCTGATTGTACCAATGTAAGGATTATAAAAAATGTTAAAATAGACTTAAATATAAAACTTCTCATGTGTCTTTTTTGTTGGGAAGTCTATTTTCGATAACAGCAAGAAAATAAGGACTAATCCAATTGTTGGGATTTACATCTGAAAAAACTCTTACGAAATTATCAAAGACTTCATCCTCATAAAAAACACAATCTACCTTATTTAGTTCAATAATAAAATCCTTTACAGACCTTTCGTCAGGAAGGCTGTCTACTATTTCATCTAACAAGGAATCTATCCTATATTTAGTAACAAATAACAAAATTAAAAAAACTAAAGCTCTAATAGCAATACAAGCTAAAATTATAAGTATAATACATTTTATCATAATCGCATTAATGTTTCGTAGGCTTCATTAATTTTTCTAATCATTTTGTTGTCTCCAGCTTTATCTGGATGGTAAATGATTACCATTTTTCTATATGCCTTTTTAATAAGCGTTTTATCCTTAGTAGGTTGAATGCCAAGAACTTTGAATTCTTCTAGATAAAGTCCTTCTTCCTTATATTCGGAAGAATTTGTATAAGTTTGCCAGTGTTTACATTTTTCTTTCCAATGTTCTTCCCAAATAATTTTTTCTCTGGGACATTTAATAAAAATATAATTCAATTCAGATTCGAGAATCCTAAAACTTATATATATTCCTGAACAAACGCTAAACATAAAACAAATCTTAACTCTACTCCAAATAGACCTCATATCTTTATATGAGCAATCCCAATATTGTTGAGACTCTAAAGCAACCCTTACAACAGATTCGAGTTTATCCCAGACCTCAACACCTTTGCCTATAAAAAGTGAAAGTAAAGATTTAATAGCCGGATACGTAGATAAGTTCAATTCTTTCAACATAAGAAATACAAAGATATACAAATGATTGTAAGTAGTGTGTAAATCAAAATTCACTTTGATGAGAGAATATTTATTATCTTTTCCGGTATAGTACTTTTCTATAGCTTCTTTAGTAAAGAAAAACTGTTCCTGTTTAATATTAAACTTACGACACGCATATATAAATGCACTATCCCTGTCAGTAAGATAATTTCTAACATTATGTGGGTCTAAGTTCGCATCCTTTAATGTCTTTCTGTTCACAAATCTTTTCACGTTAACAATAATATCTTTTATAAATCCCATACATTATCGGTTTTAGTTCAAGTGGGCCCGGAGAGGGTTGAACTCTCATGTGACCAATTACGGTTTCTACTGGTTATGAGCCAGAGCCGATACGAGCCCAATAAAAAAGGCAGTGTAACAACTGCTTTCTATTTGTATTATTCTACATCAGACTCCTCTTCAACCTCCAAAACATCAAACTCTAAGCCACAAACATTTTCCAGCTCCTTAGGCATACTCAATCTATCCTCAGGAAACCATACATTGTAAGTTTCGAGTGCTATTTTCCAGTCAATAAGGGCATCACGAAGAGTACTTTTCAAGGCATGAATCTTTTCGCAAAATTCTCTCGGATTGAAATCTCTATCGACTGGGGATAAAGAAGTAGTATTATTAATTGACAAATCCATTAGGTTAGTCAACTGATTCATCAGAGATAAAGCAGTCCTTTTATATTCAGAAATAACTTGCTCCTATTCAGTTTTCACAGTATTAGCAATGTTATTTGCTCGTGCTTGTAACAAGCCATCACCGCTTCTTGATAACATTTTCTTAAAATTCATAAGTCATTTTTAGATGTTCTACAAAATTAATTCCAATAGTAATTCACTGAATGTCCATAAATAGCTTGGAACACTAAATCTCCAAACTGAGAACTTACATACAAAGCAGTTTCTTCGTCTTTACAAGCAAACATGCCGACATAGGCATTGGCATAGCCGACCCCATCGCAAGAAACGAAGTAACCGAGACCGGAAAAAGCACCATAATAAGCGCGGCCGCCAACGAGGAGATACTTCTTTCCGTTTAACGTAAAGCTACGAATAACATTCTTCTTCTCGTTTGTGGGAAGCTTATGTTCTTCATAGAAGCGTACCCAAGGATACCACATACCTCCTTCAGTTAAACTAAATTCGTGTCCCTCATTTAAAGCTTGTAAGATAATCCTCAATCGCATAATTGCGTAGAGTTGAGGGTCACTTGGAATAAAAACATCCTCTGATATTCCGAGAATCCTACGAGCGTCGTCAAATGTTTTTACTTGTTCCCTAATATTAATAGGTACAAAAGTAATTGTTTGAGATTTTTCATCATATACGGGCTTCTTACCTTCAGGAGCTTTTACTTTAATTTCAAATTCTTTCATATTAACATTATTAATAAAACATAGAGCCCTCGGTGAGACTCGAACTCACAACAGCTTGATTACAAATCAAGTACTCTAACCAATTGAGTTACGAGGGCAAATACAGATGAGTGTTTCATTAAGATGGATTCGAACCAAAACCTCTGGATTTCAACTTCCAGTGTGCTACCATTACACCATATCCTCAAAAATGGTGAAGACTTAATTAATTTGCTGTTACTCATCTTTAATTGCCGAGACTGGGGGATTCGAACCCCAACCTTCACAGTGACAGTGTGATATGCAAGCCATTACACCACAGCCTCGATTATAATACAGTCTAGTGCCCTTATTACTGCCTTACTCCCTAGAATCATAAGTTCCGCTATAAGCCTCAAAGGAATACACAATTGTGTTAACTGGGGAGGATGACTTTCATTTGCAACCCAGGTCTAACCATTTGGCTTATGATACTTCTGTATTAATACATCACCAAGATAGAAGGAGTAGCCTTATTTATATGTTTTAAATCTTTCCAGATTCCTTCTTTCTCCAATCGTCTTCTTTAAAATTTTTCCTAAGATTCATTTGGCTCGCTTAGGCATCGAAAGTACAGGTTTTAAACTCAGTGATATAAGTACCGCCTACGGGGCTCGAACCCGTATTAACATCATCGAAAGTGATGTGTCCTAGTCCAATTTAGACGAAAGCGGCAACTATTTTATTTAATGGCTTCAAATACAAATTGTTTGTACTCAGAATCATATGTAACTTCCCATCCATTCTCTCTATATTCACTTTCTATATCTAACCATCCGTTGTCAAAAATTTCAATTCTTGTAATCTCAGTACCTGGAGATTCGCGCATAATTCCAAGAATTGCTTCTTCTTGTGGAATAATCGCTGTTCCGCTGCAAAAATGTTTTATAAGAAGCTCATTAAATACTTCGTAAACAAAATCAGGGATTCTTTTCTTTTTAACTTCTAATACTTGTTTTGGAGATAACGGTTTCATATTTATTGATATTTAGAGGAGGAAGTGGGACTCCAACCCACACACCGCTATTACACGGCTACTGGCGATTTTCAAGACCGCTGCCTTAGCATTAGGCTTATTCCTCCAAATGAAGGGTGTCTGATGGGAATCGAACCCATATCTACTGAACCACAATCAGTTATTCTAGCCGTTGAACTGCCACAGATTCTTTATTAAAACAATCCAGTTCATCAAGTAATACATCTGCTCCCATTACCATTTCTAATTCGGATTTATCTCCATCCCAAGGAATGTCGATATACCATTTTCCTTCCTCTTTATAAAATTTTAGTTCCATTTATTAAATATTTAAGTAGGTTATACAAGACTCGAACTTGTGTCCTCACCCCACGTGGGTGCGCTCTAGCCAACTGAGCTAATAACCTCCAACCGGATTCTCACCAGCTTGTTATTAAATTCGATAACAACTAATCATATTCCGTCAGTTAGGTATGGAATTACCTACTGCCATATACTTCATCACTCAGACAGTCTAGCTAGTTACTTTATTTCTCCATCCTAGCATGGATAGTTCCGCGAAAACATGTGGAGCTGAAGGGACTCGAACCCTCGACCTTCTGAGTGCAAATCAGATGCTCTAGCCAATCTGAGCTACAGCCCCGCATCAGGTTACTATTTTTTGAATATTATTAAATTCTATAAATATTGCTGTACGTAACCTTTTAAAATTAAATTCTATGTTGGGATAACTCCCGTAGGTGTCCAATCAAAAAACATTCTATATACCACTTAAGCTTCCTCCCCTATTTGAAATTAAGATAAATCAATTTAAATAACCAATCCTACAACATAGGATTATTCCCTAACATAAGGAACAATCCCTGTGGGTGTCCAAGCATAGCTTTGTGCAGCTAAGTTGAAATACCACTTAACAGCTTTCTTTAAAACATTTAATGCTCTTTTCATAACTGTAAGGATTTAATTAATAAATAAAACATCTAATTACTTATTCAAGTAACTCATATTGCTGACTATCCCAGCCAACGCAACGATTCCAAAAACAATTTGTACCATAATAATTAAGTTTAGGTTAAATAAATAACTCAACAAAAGATGAGTTCTTGTGTGCCCGCTGGGATTTGAACCCAGGACCCACGGATTAAAAATCCGTTGCTCTAGACCAACTGAGCTACGAGCACAAACCTATCCCTTTCGGGCAGAGTACATTGTTTAGCTGTGTCAAATTAAAAGTTTGATGCTGAAAATAAACTTGCTGTAAGTACTCTTTAGTTTTCTAACCAAAAAAAAAAGAAAATGGAGAGCCCAGAGTGGGATTCGAACCCACGAAAAACAACGGTTTTGCAGACCGCGGCCTTAGACCACTCGACCATCTGGGCAAAAACAGAAGTCACTTTATCAATAATACCCAATTATTACTATTTTTTAAAATTGCTGTAAGACTTCTTTAATGTAGTTCCTAACAGAGTCGAACTGTTGACCTTCTCCTTGTAAGGGAGCTGCTCTAAACCAACTGAGCTAAGGAACTATGAACAGGATACCTGCGGTTTTTCTAATGCTTTACCAACTAAGCTAAGGTTTGTAACTCCGACTTCTTAACGTTACACCTACTGGATTCGAACCAGTGACCCTTTCGTTACAAGAAAATAGAATAATTTAATTGCTGTATGTATCCTTTATATAAAACGTATGGAATTACTTCTAAAAGGAAGCCACTTTCAAATAGGTTACTCCATCCTATTGAGTTAACTCCTTGTCACACCTAACGTGCCTTGTGCAGTTATAAGCTCTGTCAAGCTCTGTTGCTTCTTGTTGAACAACAGCAAAAGTCACCCAAGTTTATCGTCGCACTTAGTAAACGGTGAGTGTCGGGCTGGCAGGACTTGAACCTACGACTTCCAACGTATCAGATTGGCACTCTTACCAGCTGAGTTACAGCCCGATTACGAGACTTGCTTACACGCGTCCATGTAAGTAGTTTCTCAACCTATCTCTTACTTCGGTCATTGATAGGATAGATTTCCTCTCATTAGTGAGCATCCATATCCGAATTTGGAGAGGCTTAGAAAGGATTTATGCTTACCAGATGTCATATTGATTAAATCTTCGCGTCTACCAATTCCGCCATACAAACCAAGGTGATTTGCAAAGGGACTTGAACCCTTACAACGTTAAAGTTAAAAACTCCCTATAAATCATACAAAATTGCTGCAAGACATCTTTATTTATAATTAAACTACTAATTTACGAATTCAAATTCCACATATTGCTTGCCTCCTTGACAGTCGGGAAGCTCCATAGTTCCACGTCTACGAGCTTCGGGGAATAATGCCGCATGTGTATAAGCCTTACCTAAAGGAGATTCGCTTGTAAAATATTCTCCATATTTAGAAATCTCTTTCTTTAATCTAGAGATTTCCTTATCAATAATAAGACCTTCTTTGTTTTTCTTTCCTAGACTACATCGTTTTATTTCCAAACTGTAAATTTTACTATACAAAGGCTTTATTATGGTATCATAAGTCTCTTGTGAAATAAGATTCTTTATTTGAGAGACGTTGTTTTTTAAATAAGTTATTTGTATCTTCATAATTATTAAAATTTAATAGTCCACAACAAGAGTTCGTTACGCTCTCATCTTCTACTTGTTAAAGGCAGATATGTTACTCTACACTATGTTGTCTCTATTCTGGTTGCGGTAAACAGGAGTCGAACCTGCTATCCCGTGGCTTATGAGACCAGGATGATTTGTATATCCGTTTCACTCTACCGCAATATTATCATTGAAACATTCTTAATACTTCCAATGGAATTGTATTCACGGGTTCAAACTTGGAATGTCCTTCTTGTCTACTAACAAGTATGCCCATACAGTTCAGTGTAATCTTTACACTATCCCATTCTGGACTATTAGCTATAATAACAATTTGGTTAATACCAAGCTCATTGTACTCAACTGAGTAGTTTTTTGTATCCATTATTTCTTTAATCTTAGCAGAAGAAAGAAAAGGAATACAAGCAATTGCCACTAACTTGAGTTTTGATACCCACTCATCAAATGAGTATTTAGACCAAACTCAGAAACAGGCTTTACTTGTCCACATTTTGTACATAATTTTGTTTCCATAGTGCGAGAAAAGGGGTTCGAACCCTCAACTTCCAGTTTGGAAGACTGGCACTCTAACCAATTGAGCTACTCTCGCATAATTTATTTGTTGGAAGACTGGAGCACTAACCGTTGTGCTACACCTGCAGATTGTTTTAATTGGGTTACAAAGATACTACATTTTCTGTATGTAATTTGTTAAAAATTCTGAACTATTCTCACGAACTGTTCAGAAAAGAATTTTCAAAAAATGAGTTGCTGAGTGGTCAGGATTCGAACCTGAGTGTGCTTTCGCAGCTAGTTTTGGAGACTAGTGCCGTCGACCACTTGGCTACCACCCAGTAAACAGATGTCTGTTATTGATTATCCGTGTTAAGCAGTGTCAAAAATTTGCTGTTAGACATCTTTGTAATTAACTAACCAAATGATATATACAATGTGGGCCCGGGAGGACTCGAACCTCCAGTCCAATTAAGGAGCAGATTTACAGTCTGCGCGGCTACCAATTACCGGTTACGTGCCCAAATAAAATCGTTTGATGGTTCTTAGTACGAATCTAGCTTATCCTATATGAATGAGAGTGTAGTACTTCTTTTACATCCTGTTGTACAGGTCATTGCATATAGTGCTTCACACAGTCAATCCCGTCTACGGTGCTCTCAAAGTCACTATCCCGGCTGTGTACGAATCTGGATTGTCCGCTCATTACTGTCGGTTATTCACTGGTCTTTTCCAGTCACCCAACGTCAGGCTTGAACCACCTACCAGTTATTTTTAAACGATTGTCTGGATAGCAGGATTCGAACCTGCGGTCTCTTGGTCCCAAACCAAGCATCTTACCAACTCGACCATACCCAGAAGAGAAAAACTATAAGTTTTCCCAATACTCTTTTAAATAATTAGATGAACTTGCTGCATATAAAGCTTTTGCCTTAATAGCTGCTTTGAGCTTTTCTACTACCGTTGAAACCGATGCTCCTTTAAATAAACGATACGTTACTTTCTTTTTATTGGTAGTCATAATTACCTTGTAATTAGGAATATTTTTGGCTACTTCTTTCCAAAAATTTACCCATTCAACAGGGTCATTAATATTACACGTTGGAGCAGATTTCTTAGAAGTTTGTTTAGCTGTTTTGTTCTTTTTGGCATTATTAGCTTTTGCTTCGCGATTTAATCCTTGTATCTTCTTTACATATAAGTAATTAGAAATGAAAGTCTTAACTCCTGCTAAGTTAAACGTCAATATTTGTGGTCCTTCTTTCACCTGGACTAAATAAACTGTTTTAGCATTTAAAGGATTTACAATTCTAATATGGCATGAAATATTAGAAGCTTCAGGAAAATGGTCGCTTACTCCAATTTCTAAACCCTGTATACGATAATAAGAACTGTGAGTAGTTTGACTATCCTTAACAGAATCCGATTTAGTCATTAAAGATTCCAGATATTTAGTAAGTCTGCTCATAGTTTAATCTTTTTATTCATAATGTCTAAGTTGTCGATTATATCAAATATTACAAACAACATTAATCCTATATTTACTAACGGGAACAAAGCTGTAAACGTAAATTGAGTTACATTTTTTACATACAGTGAGTAATTTTTAAAATGCAAATAGCCCAAAAACATACTCAAGACAAACGGAACAAGCCAAAATAAAATCAATATTAGCATAACAATAATCTTTAATTAGTTACTAAAAGCGGGAACACAGGGAGTCGAACCCCAGCCTTCGGATTTTCAGTCCAACGTACAAATGACCACCTATACGATATTCCCAATAAACCACAGACATCTCAATCTCCTTTTTAGTCTGTGGGTCGCTCCTTATTCTCCTTTATTATTTGAGAGATGTACTAAGAAAACGGATTAAGGTCGCACATCTCTCATACCTTCGAGGTCTTTACAGAGCTGTCTAGTCGTCAGTATTATAAGAATACTTGCTGTGCTTAATCCTAAAGTAAACTATATAAACCGAGCTATCTTATCACCAACGCCTTGGAGACAACTAGATTCATATAGCTACTTATTGCCTACCTTTTTAAAGAGTAAGCATGTTTAACAAATCCTGATTCATCGCAACTTGAAATAGCTCCTCAGCATTGCGTGGAATACTTTCAACTGCAGTTTGTCCAGTTAAGAACGCTATACCTGCAGGGTCAAATCCACTCATATAGAAAGTATAACCTTCATCACAGAGTGATTCAAATTTAGGACGAATCCTATCCCCGTAGTATCCGTTAGGGATGTCCCAGAGAACCATCACAAACTTATCAACAAATTCCTCAGAAAATTCGGTTCTCAAAACATTTCTGAATTGAGTAAAGATTGGAGAGTTCTTGTGATTGCCATTAAATTCCCCGTCAGAGATACAAACGATTCCAGTTGGAAAATCTTCCTCCTTGTAACCTGTTCGCTTCAAATGCACGAGTAAATTAGCAACTGACAACAGATTAGTTCCACACCAACCATCACCGTAATAATTGTAGAACTGTTCCACCGGACTATCTCCTTTCCAAGACTTTATTTTACAAGAGTTACTAAATTCTAACACTGTATTACTAAATGCCCCGGTAAGAAGATGAGATAGATACAAGCCGATAGATTTTGCAACATGATATGCCGAAACATTCAATCCAGAAGCCTTGGCTGTCATAGAGCCAGATGTATCAAGAACTGCGATGAGTCTCGTTTCTCTGTTCATGTCCTGTTTTGCGGTCTCAATTAATTGCATGAACTGCTTGTTGATTGTTTCTTCTTGGTACTTTTTGAAGCTGGGCCTTGAGTAACCAAAATCGGGAAACAACTCGTAAACAAAACCAGTGTACTTTGCGACAGGTTTAGAAGCTAGCCACTTTTCATAAGTTTCTTCAAGCCCATGATTTTGTAGAAACTTACTCTTAGCAAGAGCACTTAACGCTCTACCAGCAATTGTGTTAAAATTAAGATTTTCATAATCTTGACGACTAATTGCTTGTTGCCATTGATGTGCAGTTCCAGAAGCTTTGAGTTTTCGATAAGCCCTATAAGCTCTTTGTTTGTCGGCCTCAGTTTCTCCCAAATCAAAAACTGCTTTCACAATTTTCTTTGCAATGAAGTTGTTGCATTGGGAGCGAAGAGAAAGACATTTAGAAACAGGCTTTATCTGCGGAAGATATTTCTTTACTAAGTTACATTGGCCTTTGTCACCTAAAGCACTAACAATAAACTTAATAATGAATTTCCAGTCGAGAACACGATTCGCTGCACCATGATATTCCAAATCCAATCTAAGAATTTCAAAAATATCATCCCAAGAACCAGCAACAACGAAGACAGGCAGGTTTTTCTTAAAGACATCTGGATGCTTTGTAGCTAACCAAACTAATCTCATGAAAAATTCAGCCTTAAGTCCTTGTCCTCTTTGAACACTCAATTTCTTACCAGTAAATAACTTAGAGTTACGGGTAATCAAACGAATGTAAGTACTTTCTTTTATGGCTAACAACGGGTCAATCCAATATAGATTTTGCATTGTTTTTGAAACCTCTTCAAATGTTCTAGGGTTTCTGTAATTAGCAATCAATGCAAAATCATCAACGAACGGATTTCCGGTCGTAGTATATTTCACACTCATATTTCCAGAATAAGTTTGGTGCTCATTCTTGAATTGTTCCCTCTCAAAGATATTGTTGAACTTTGGAGAAGCAGAACCTTGACCAGTTGTGTCATAAATAGATGTTCTTTTTTCGCTAAACATGTTCATTCATATTTTTTAATTATACTTGTAGCCGAAGTGGGACTCGAACCCACACGCCCCTTTCGGAGCATCAGAGCTTAAATCTGACGTGTCTACCAATTCCACCATTCGGCCATCCTTTTATTTCCTTAAGGCTTTTTCGACACAGTCTTTGTCAAAAATCTTACTCCAAAAACGGTTAAGCCTTCCCATGTGCATGACATAATCGCAAACATCATAATCATTTACAAATGTTTTAGGATTTGAAATTTCGTAGTCCATCACGTCTTGCAAAGTTAAGATTTCTTTCACTTGTTGTCTTTGACGTCTTCTAATTATACGGTTATACCATGTGTGTCCGCTCTTATCCTTTACAACAGGATACTTCTTTCTACTTCTGCTCATAAAGATTATTAGTTAATTTTTGAGTTGCAAAGATACAACATTTTTCTGGAGGCACAAACATTTATTAGTTAATTTTTGTAAATTTCAAATCTTGTGCAGGAAACTCATCATCACATACATATTTTACTATTGTCGAGTCCTCACTAGCCCGAAACACGTCTTTAATATGATATTGAGTGTTATCAATCTCCAAAACCCCAACCTTCGAACTAATTACAACATGTACGGATTCCTTTGAAATTGGACGCAGAAATATTATCATGGACAATACCACAGATAAAGCTCCTGCAAATATTCCAAACAAGACCGAAGGTATGATTTCGGTATTAACTAAAGCTGTGATTATCATAATAAAACAACACAGCAATATAATAAACAATGCAAATCCTACCATTATAATCGTTTAAAAAGTTCACAAAAAATAACATACATAAGACTACATCCGGCAGCAAAAGCAAGAGTTCCAATAATTCCAAGGATAATGCTCATAAATATCTCCATGTCAAAACCCTTTCCTCGCTTTACAGATGAAACTACCAATATAGAATACCAAAACCTCCCAGAAACTAGCTGCCATAATTTAAAGGCCTCCTTACCTTATATAGAATCTTTACTTTTCGGTTAGAAAGATATTCTTCTCCGAAGTATGCTAATACACCAAATACAAACAGAAAACACACTAAAAAGAGGATAACAAGAGAAGTGCTGAGAGTAGCTAGCACAGCTGCAGTTATACTTATGCACATAGCGTACAGAAACACAACTAGGCGGAAGTTGTATTTACAGAATAAACAAAACCTCTCTAACATCGTATATTCCATTCTAAGAGAGCACTTATAAGGACTTGTTCCATATCATACTCTGGATTTTCTCTTGCAATTCCAATAGCAGAAGTCATAACCTCTGCTCGCAATCTATACTCGGATGCCAATTCTATGGCTTCGAAAACTTCTTGAATATTTGAATGACTTAATTCGAGTTTCATTTTAAATTTGGATTAAATTCAACCTCTTTATATACTACGTATAGTTCCCCATCTTTTTCTTCCATACAACCATTATTTACTAAGAAATTATGGATATATTCTAAGGGAATTTGATAAGAGTCTGTAATTACCAACCTAGAGGCAATATTGATACGATATCGTTCTCTTCTTACTAAACGTGAAGGATTTCCACTAATCCAAATCAAGCCAGATTCAGGATTATCTTCGTCTGGCTTGATTGCTCTGATATAAATAGAATATCCTTCTTTAGCAAAATATATTTGCTGTATAACTGCCATTTAGATTTCCTCCCATTCGATGTGTACAACTTTTTTCAGAATACGGTACTCACCAGTTTCTTTCAATGTTTTTATTGCCTCTTCAACATCATCAACAACTTCAGCGTGTACGACTTCTACCTTGTTGCCTCTGGACTCAAAACGGGATTTAGCAATTTTCATCAGGGTTTCGATTTTACCGATATACACCGGTTCAGATGGGAAAGTATAAACTCCTTTCTTTACTCTGTTTATAATCCCCATGGACACAACATCTTGCTGAGTAATGTAATTTGCGTAGGGAATAGCCTTCCCAAGCACACTTCTCATTTGTTCCCATGTGTATTGTAAACCTTCGTTTTCTTCTCTTGACTTGTTAAAGGTTTCACAAGCTTGAATTGAATTTTTACTTCTCATAAATCTAGTAGTTTAAATTATAAATCTTCTTCCTTTATTTGTTTATAAACAGAATAAGGTATATGAATATAGTCATTCTGATTTCTAGGACGAATGGCTATCATTTCGGTTCCTTCTTTAGAGCGGTATCGAATCCGTCCAGTATCATACTTATACTTATCAGGATTGATGTGTTCAGGCTGACAATATTCATGTCTACAAAGATGAGGAAGTACAACAGAAATCACTTCTCTAATTGGAATAGTAACTTCTTGCCTCATAGGAATCCAATTGGCACAAGTATTTACAGTATGCAATTCAACTCCTGATTTGGCTTGTAGCCCTTCATTGCTGCAAAAACGCACATAGTCATGAGCTACATGCATTTCTCTGGTTCTATCGAAATCGTCTAATTCTACTACGAATCGGACAACTGTTCTAGTATCTGCATTTTTTTATAAATATTTTTCGACAGCATTTTGTACGTCTTCATAGCTTTTAAATAAACACTCATAAGATTCTGGAATAAGTTCAACATCTGTGCTTGCAAATCCTGGATGTCCTAATTCATCGAGACCTTTATACATTGTGCCTCCTACAAATTCTTTTATTGTTTGTATAATTTGATACATAGGTAGCTTTTCTTCCGAAAATGTATGGATAAAACCTTTACCAATTTTAGCGTCCTCTCCCAAATTTCTGGAGAATCGTCAAGAACAACTACTCGATTAGTATTCCAAACATGAGACTTCTGTATAGGACTTACAAAGACCCCATCTTCCTTTCTTCTGGCGATAAGTTTATATGCTAATAATTCTCCAGTTGGAATAGATTTTGCTGCTTCTAAACACATAATATAAAGGTATTATAGATTAATAAATAAGTGGACCTGGAGGGAATCAAACCCTCGTCCCTACAACGCTACATAGTGAGATTACATGTTTCTCTATTTTATTACATCAGCTGTTGAGTTCAGCATGTAGATAATTTTAAGATTGTACTGCCCAACCGGAACATCATAACCTTTATACAAACTATCAAACTGCAGGGAAGACCGACCACTCCATTTTACGTTGGAGAACGGGATGATACTTTAGAGATTCGTCGCATCTCATGGAACACATCTTCCATCTGTTTTATGACGACTCAGCTTTACTAACCTTTGGCTTTCAAGTTAAGTGGGCTGCTCTATAATGCTTCTTCCCACACCTCTTCTGTTTCTCCCGTAACCCGACTACACTAATATTTCTAATAGTAAGCCAGCAGCTTAGGCTGCCATTCTTAAATAACCTTCAGTTTCTCCAGTTATTGTTTTGCATCATTTTAAAGAGTTGGTGCCAACTCTACATGTCTCCCTACTTCATCAATCGCGGTCAAAATCAATCAGGCCCATAAAAAATAGAGCACTCTATTCTCTCGAACCGAACACTCCCAAAACAAAATAAGCAAATCAAAGAATTGCAGGAATAAGAGGATTCGAACCTCTAGTCTCATCCGTAATCAATGGATGCATTTTATCCTATTAAACTATATTCCTTGAGTGCCACCACAAATCGGGATATAATAAATGGTTGTAAGGTTACCAACTCCGGCTGGATTTCGTCTTGGCCTTCGACTACTTGGAAACATAAGTTAGTGTGTAGTGCTTTCCTCATCGCTATCCCTACTAGGCTGCCGTCCTAATTTCCTAACTCTTCTTTCGGGAATACACAAGATTTCTATTGGTGTTGTTTTACCGCCTCCTCTACCATTTTCTGAATAAGGAACGTATTAAGACCATGTCGCTTGCCAAGAAGATAAAGTTGGTCAATGTAATCCCTGATTTCTCTGGAATCTTCATGTGGAGTACAGGCAAGATTCACCTCGGCGTAAAAAAGTTCTGAGACTAACATCCCTGGGAGAAACTGTGCAAGTTCCTCTCCAGATAATGCTTTCAGTCTAATTTCGAATAAACTCATAATTCTCGAATTAGTGTTGCCATTTCATCCTCGATGTCGGTAAGAACATCTTCGTAGAGTTGAATAATGGCATTGTTATTTTCACTAGGGTCATCGGCATATTTAATGAGAGCTTGAGATAATTTGATTTTTACTCTTTCTTTTTGTGCCGAAAGTCTGTTTAGTCTCTGTTGAATATGTTCACCCTCCATGATAAGGGCAAACGTTATTGATGTAACCTTTATTTGCATATCTGTTCTCCTTCCATCCATTCTTCAAGTGAAAATGTATACGTAGGCCCCTGACAGTCTAATGTTGCTTCTACTATCTGAGGAATAGCGTAGTACTTACTAAATGTATAAGTCTCATTGTCGATGATTCTACTTCCTTTCAAAGACTCTGTAATATCTGGCATTTGTCCAGACATTAAGAGAACAATATTGAGAGTTAGTAAGTCCTTAGAGGTTGCAGTCTCGAGACCAGATTGGTCTACAAGTTTGCTAATCGTTTCCAATTTACACGTGCCCTCTCTTTTGCAAAGATTGTCAATGAGGGGCTTAATTACTTGTTCGGGAATGGTTACTGTTTTCATCTTGTTATTTGGTTAGTTGTTTATAATTTAATCCAGAAATCATATTATCGCCAGAATCTCTGTAAATGTAGAGAGCGGGATTTAGTTCTTTTATGTATTGCCTACGTTTCATTTCAGGAACATACCTATTAATGTTTCTGTTTTCAACTGACAATTCAGGAAAATTGACTTTAAGCCAATCAAGAGTAGCGTCAAATCCAACAACCCTGAGACTAAATGTAAATGCAATGTACTTGTTTTTGACTAAAGACTTTTTCATCTTATTGTAAATATAGATGAGGTCATCTCCACAAGATACGATTGATTTACAAAAATCACAATCTACAAATGTAATTGGACTGTGATGAGCTGGTTGCGAAGTAACTAAGTCAAATTCTCCGATTAAGGAATTTCTTCTAATAGAAGAATTTACCGGATTGAAGTCAACTAAAATTACTTGTTTATGATAGGGAAGAACTTCCATATATTTTTCTGGATGAGTTCCTGCTAATCCTAAAATTGTTTTAGTTTTAGGAATATGAGAGAATAGTCTCTTCTGTACAAATCTCTTAACTTTTGCGTCTAAATACTGTTCCATCTTTGCTTATTTTTTGTTGTTAATTAACTGATTAGTTTTGGAATAAATTCCTACTTATAGCATCACCACGTAAAGGTTCAGTCATTGATGCCAATCCCGGTAAGATACGGGACAAAATGGACGAACTGTAAAAATTTTACTATGAATACTCTATCAAAGCTTCCTGTGCCATGCTCCTTTAAATTGTTATCTCAACAACTTATAGTCTCCAGGCATACCCATTATGCTTCAACAACCTACATAAAATAAAATTTATGTAACGCTCATGGCTTAAATGTCTATTTAAAGTCGCCATGACGACTGAAAATAAAAAATAGGATATAGATAAAGTAAATATATTCTTAGATGAAAAAATAAATCTATTTAGCTATATGCAACGTTCTTATGGGGAAATTTTGAGATTGGGGAAAATAGGTCAAAAATGAGGGGGGGAAATGAAAACCTCGCTCATTTATCACTGCTGCTCACACTTTGCATAACCTTATTATTTGCCAAACTTTATCA